GAGCCTTGCACAGCAGAACGCAAATACTTCTAAGGCATCGAGTGACGCAATGAGTGCTTTCCATTAACAAGGAGGAAAACATGAAGTTTACCCGAAACACGGTCAACGGAATCAACGATACCATCCTTGCTTCCAATGACTACACCGCCATCCCCTTTACCGTGACCGAAACTGCTGCGGTTAAGGCTGGCTACCCCATGACGCTGGCTGGCAAGAAAGCTGTTGCTGCTGGCGAGACTGGTTCTAAGACCATCAACGCTGATGGCATTCTGCTGTATGACGTTGACCCGGCAGAGAACCCCAACGCTGCCCTGCTGATTCGTGGTGTTATCGACACCAAGAAGGCAGCGGCAAGTTCCAGCTTCACCTTTGACGCTGACGCAATCAAGGCACTCAAGACCTCCGTCCCCGGCATTTTCTGCCGTGACAACATCAGCGTGAACGCTTAATAGGAGGTAAAACAACATGGCACTGAATCTTAAGGAAGTCTTTGCCCCGGCTGCGATTGCCGCCTATTGGACGAACGACCCCACCAACGCGATGCCCTTTGCATCTGACGCACTGTTCCCCGCAAAGAAGAAGGCTGGCCTTGACCTGAAGTGGCTGCGTGGTCACAAGGGCGTTGGCGTTTCCCTGATGCCCAGCGCATTTGACGCAAAGGCTACGTTCCGCACCCGCGAGGGCTTCAAGTTCGATGAGACCGAGATGCCGTTCTTCCGTGAGGGCTACCATCTGGGTGAGAAAGACCGTCAGGAAATCCTGCGTGTTCTGGACAGCAACGACCCCTATGCTCGTGACGTGATGAACCGCCTGTACGATGACACCGCACAGCTTATCACTGGCGCGCGCATCGTGCCTGAGCGCATGATCTGGCAGCTGCTGGCTCCCGTCAATGGCGTTCCTGGCATCACCATCAAGGCAAACGGCGTGAACTACACCTACAACTACGACCCGGACGGCACTTGGAAGTCCACCAACTACAAGGAAGTCTCTGTCGCAAAGTCTAAGTGGAACGTCGCCACTGCCACCCCCATTGCCGACCTGAATGCCGCAAAGGACGCTGTTCTGGCAAGCGTGGGCGAGGTCGTGACTGAGGTGTACATGAACACTGCTACCTTCCGCAACATGATTGCTGCGGACGAGGTGAAAAATCGGTTCATGACCGTCACCGCAAAGGCAAACGCCGTTCTGCTGGACAGCGAAGCACGGCAGATTATCGAATCTGCAACCGGTCTGAAGATTCATCTGTACGACAAGATGTTTAAGGCGGACAAGTACAGCGCAAGCGAGAAGTATCTGCCCGATGGCATGGTGGTGGTTGCTCCTTCCGGCGCTCTGGGCAGCACTTGGTACGGCACTACTCCTGAAGAAGCCGACCTGCTGTCTGGTCAGTCTGGCGCATCCGTGTCCATCGTGAACACCGGCGTTGCCATCACCACCGAGCTGACCGTTCACCCGGTCAACGCCAACGTCTATGCTTCTGAGATTGTCCTGCCGTCCTTTGAGCGCATGGACGCTGTGTACTGCATCAAGGCTTACTAAGGCGAACGGAGGAAAGCAGCATGGGAGATCAGTATTCCGAAGCGACAGTCAAACTGGGACAGTACATTGCCCCTGCACTTAACCGTGAAATCACGGACGAGGACTACCCACTCTTCGACCTGCTGCTTGATTTTGCCAAAGACAAGATATTTGCACAGGGCTACCCTTTCGGCAACAGGCCAGACGAGTTGCCCTCGCAGTATCAGTCGTTGCAGATACGCATTGCAGCGGAACTGTACAACCATATCGGCGCAAACGGACAGACGAGTTACACCAACAACGGCATCACTCGTGTGTGGGAAAGCTCCGATGTGGCGCAGTCCCTGCTAAATGAAGTGGTTCCGAGAGTAGGTGTTATCGGCTGATGTTCAATGGTAGCCCGCTGGACAAACGCCCGCTGTGGTATTCAAACCCGGTTGGCGAGAAAACGTCTGTCGTGGACAAACAGGGAAACGAGACTGGCGAATCCGCATACGAATCGTGGAGCGAACCCGCAAAGCTGATGCTGAACGTCAGCCCGCCTACTGGTTCTGCGGAAGCAAACCCTTTTGGAGCGTTTACGGATTACAGCTACGTTGTCAGTTCGTCCAGCAAAAAGCGCAACACACCGCTTTATGAAGGTACGCACGTCTGGTTTCAGACGGACGTTTCAAAGCCCTTTAATTACATTGTGGTCAAGGTCGCAGAGCATATTACAGACACGAAGTATGCTCTGAAAGAGGTGGCTACAAGTGAAAATTAAAGTGAGGTTGAGCGATGCCGGACTTCGTGATGCGGAACGTCAGATACAGGAGTACAAGACCACCCTGAACAAAAAGGCACAAGAGTTTGCAAAGGCGCTAGCGCAAAAAGGCATTGATGTTGCGACCGTGCGGTTTGCTAACGCACAGTATGCTGGCGACAATGACGTAACAGTTGAGCACGACCCGGTACAAACGCCAAATGGCTTTGCAATCGTAGCGCACGGAAAGGCAGTTGCGTTCATCGAGTTTGGCACTGGCGCACATCACAACGGATATGGCGGTGAACTACCGCCCGGCGTTGGTGCACATGGTTCCTACGGTCAAGGCAAAGGCGCAAACCGCAGATGGTACTACTACGGCGAATCTGGCAATGCTGGCACGCCTGTCAAGGAAGTAGACGGCAAAGGCCAGTTGAATTACACCAGCGGCAACGATGCAGCTATGGCTATGTGGGGGGCTGTTGAGGAAATGGCTTCTCAAGTCGAAGCAACGTGGAGGGAGGTTTGGAATAGTTGATTGATTATTTCAATTCTATCTTCACGGCTGTTGCTAAGGAGCTGCGAAAGCAAGTTCCGGGCATCTTTGTCACCGGCGAAATCAATGACAGCAACGTCAAAAAGTTTCCGTGTGTGCAGATAGAGGAAAACAGCAACCTTCCTGTGCACATTGATTCTGCCGGTCACAGCAAGTACGCTGCTGTTTCCCTGCGTGTGCGGGTCTACTCTAACAAAACAAGCGGGCGCATTGCAGAAGCACGTTTCATTGTTGGCATCGTAGATTCTATTCTCGAATCACTCAACTTTTATCGCAAGTCGTTTGCCCCGTTGAATGGGCTGTACAACAATTCCGTCTATCGGATTGATTGCAGCTATGGGGCAACAATCGGAGAGGACGGAATGATTTACCGAAACTAAGGAGGTAAACATTCTATGAGTACTGCTATCTCCGGTCTGAATACCACCCTGTATTGTGGCGACAGCGCAACCGCTCTGACGAAGCTGTGCGACATCAAGGATGTACCCGACCTGATCTCCGAGCCGAACCTTCTGGATGCCACCACCTTGTCTGACCCCATGCAGGTCAACATCTTTGGCATCATCCAGAGTGACACCAAGTCCTTTACTGCCAACTACAACAAGGCTGACTATACGAAGGTCAAGGCCGCTGGCTATGATGAAACTTCCGAGAGCAACGCCGTGAAGTACTACGCCCTGAAGATGCAGGACGGCTCCGGCTTCACTTGGCAGGGTATGCATCAGGTTGGCTTGTCCGGCTTTGGCGTGGACGAGGTTGTGGAAATGACCATCAACTGTATCTTCACCAAGAAGCCTGAGTTCAGCGAGACCCTGACTGTCACTGGCGGCTAAACCGCAAAAATCGAATCAATCAAACCGGGCAGAACTGAACAACGGATTTGGTTCTGCCCCTATTTATAAAGGAGAGCATTTATTATGGCTGCTAAGGTTATCAACTTTCATTCCCCCGATGGCAAGAACACTTACGAGCTGACCTTTACCCGTGACAGCGTGGAAGCCACCGAACGTGCAGGTTTTCAGATTGGTCAGTACACTCAGATGACCAATCTGCTGTCCAACTCTCGTGCTCTGTTCTACGGCGCTTTCATCGCCCGGAACAAGGGTATCAAGCGCAAGGTTGTTGACGAGATGTTCCAGCACATCGAGGAGAAGGAAGACCTGATGGGCATTCTGCTTGAGATGTTCATGGACGCTTCCAAGTCTCTGCTGGCAACTGACACTGAGGACAAGACCGCAAAAAACGCAACGTGGGAGGTTGTGTAACCGCACAATCTCAGGAAGCAGACGGAGAGGTGGAGCCATTCTCCTTCTCCAAGCTGTTCCACGATGTAGAAGCCTATTACATCTCCATCGGCATGACCTACGACCAGTTCTGGTACGGCGATGTCTGGCTGGCAAAGGTCTACCGTGACGCAGAGGAGCTGCGGGAACGCAGAGCCAACGCTGAAGCGTGGAGAAACGGCTTTTACATGGCATCTGCGCTTTCCTCTACGGTTGGCAATATGTTCCGAAAGAAAGGGTCTAGCCCCATCAAGTACATGGATAGACCGATTCCCCTTACTCAAAAGGAGAAAGACGAGTATGAATACCAACGCGCAGTTGAGGCGCAGGAGCGAATCAAGAGAATGATGTTCTCTATGATGGAAAGTGATGGTGGTAGTGATGGCTGATGTTGATATTACGAGCTTATCCGTAGAGATTTCTGCGGAATCGCAGGGCGCAGAGCTTAATATCGACAAGCTCGCTACCGCCATTTCTAATTTGCGGACAAAAGGCAACGTCACGAAGGTTGTAAACAGCCTTGACAAGCTGGCTGGTTCCATTGCAACGCTGAAACAGGCATCCGCTGGAATGTCCGGGTTGGACAAAATTACAAGCTTTCTGAATGGGCTTTCCAACGTCAATACAACCGCAAGTGCAAAGAGCATCAACACGGTTGTGAACGCAATCAAGAAGATTCCTGCGGCTGTGTCTGGCTTGAACGGCGTGGACTTTTACTCCATGTCTGGAAGCATTACTCAGCTCACTAACGCTTTGGCTCCGCTGTCCATTCTGGACGCATCGAATCTTAAAGCTCTTGGCAGCGCTTTCAATGCGATCGGAAAGGTTCCTGACCTGACCGACAAGCTGAAAGCGACTGACCTTGATTCTTTTGCAAGCTCTTGTCAGAAGATTTCTGCTGCTCTTGCTCCCCTTGTATCTCAGCTTGACAAAGTAGGCAACGCCTTTGCAAAGCTCCCTCCGCAGTTGAGCAAGGTTGTGACACAGGCTAACCGTGTGACTGCTGCCAACGAAAAGCAGCGCAAGAGCTATCTCAGTCTGTCCAATCAGATGAACGGCTTTATGCGAAACATGGCAAAGCTGGTTTCGTTGAAAGCTATCGCTGAGTATCTTGGCAACGCTGTTGCGAAGTTTAACGACTTCTATGAAGCAACAGACCTGTTCCATAATGCGATGGGCAATTTGAGCGGTGAAGCCGATACGCTCATTAGCAAGATGCAGGGGTTGCTTGGCGTTGACCCGACCAAAGCGATGACTTACATGGCTACCATCCAGAGCTTGGGTACTTCGTTTGGCCTGACCAGCGACAAAGCATACATTCTGTCTAAGAACCTGACCCAGCTTGCCTATGACGAAGGCTCCTATTGGAACAAAGACGTTGCAGAAACCTTTACCGCAATGTCCTCCGCAATCTCTGGTGAGATTGAGCCTATTCGCCGCTTGGGCATTGATCTGTCTCAGGCGCGGTTACAGCAGGAGCTTCTTGCTTTGGGCTTTAACAAGCAGGTTTCTAGCCTGTCTCAGGCCGATAAGGCGGTTCTGCGTTACATTGCAATTATGAAGCAGACTGCCAATGTGCAGGGCAACCTTGCGCAGACCATCCAAAGCCCTGCGAACCAGATTAAGATTCTGAAAGCGCAGTTGGATATGCTGGCGAAGTCTGTTGGCTCTCTGCTCTACCCTGCTATGAAATCCATTCTTCCCCCGCTGATTGCCGCTGTGCAGCTCATTCGAGAGTTTGTTGAGTGGGTGGCAAAGCTGATGGGTGTAAAGGTTGTGTTTACTGATTTCACCAAGAGCGCTGACAGTGTTGGCGGCATTGGTGACGCAATGGATGACACAACCGATTCGACAAAGAAAGCCGCAAAAGCCCTCAAGGACTACACGATGGGCTTTGATGAACTGAACATCATTGACCCAACACAGGGAAGCTCCGGCTCTGGCAGCGGTGCATCCGCTGGCAACATCTTGGGCGATGTAGACCTGTCCGGTTACGATATGTTCAAGCAGTACAACGAAGAGTTTGCAAAGCAGATTGATGCTATCAAGCAGAAAATCAAGGCTATGCTTCCTCTTATAGCGACTGTAGCAACCGCTTTTGCCGCTTGGAAGCTTACAAATCTTATTACGGATATTGTGGACGCTATCTCCAAAATGAACGCGCTGAAATCCATTGTTTTGGGTCTTGGTGTTTTTACAGTGGGCATCGTCCTTGAGATTACAGGCATTAAAGACGCGATTGAAAATGGCGTAAATGGAAAAAATTTTGCTGAAATTGTTCTTGGCGCTTTGATTGGGACTACAGGCGCAGCCATTCTTGGCAAAGGAATTGCTCAGTTTATCGTGACCGGCTTTGGCAATACTGCTGTTGGAGCGGCCATTAAAGCAGCTGGCGGCTCTACTGCTGGCGCGATTATTGGAGCAGCAGTTGGCGGAGTAGTAACCGGCATACCTATGTTTGTAACGGGCGTTTATGATGCTGTCAAGAATGGCTTAAACACGTTAAATGGAATTTTGATTCCGCTTGGCTCGACAATGACTGGCGCAGGTATTGGTGCAATTATCGGCTCTCTTGGAGGCCCGATTGGTACAGGCATCGGTGCGTTGATTGGTTTGATTGTTGGCGGTCTGACCGATGTCGGTATTGCGATTTATCAAAACTGGGACAAAATTACAGAATCTCTCGACAAGGCAAGCGAGAGCTTAAAAAACTGGTTTGTAGGCGTTGGCGAGTGGTGGAATGAAAAGTGGCAAGGGTTCAGCGCTAACTTTCAGACTGCATGGGAAAGCCTGCCTGGGTTTGTTCAGCATCCGATTCAGGCGCTTGACCAAGCGAGTGCAGGCTTGAAGCAGTGGTTTGTCGGCGTTGGTGAGTGGTGGAACCAGAAGTGGGCTGGATTCAAAGAAAACTGGGACAAGGCTTGGAACAGTTTGGTTGATACGATCAAAAATCTCCCCGCAAAATTTTTGGACTATGGCAAAAACATCGTTCAGGGCTTGATTGATGGCATCAACAAAGGCATTGAGAACGCAAAGAAAACTGTTGGTGGACTTGCAAAAGCCATCATTGACAAGTTTACAACTGATACTGATATCAATTCTCCTTCCAAGGTTTTTGAACAGTTTGGTATCTATATCGATCAGGGCCTTGCAAACGGCATCACCGCCGCTCAAGGCTATGTTGACGAGGCCATGCAGGGCCTTATCAATGGCGTGACCAATGCTGGAAACCAGTTCATCGAACAGGGCAAGCAGACTGGCATTGGCTTTGTGAACAGCCTTGACCAGACTCTCACTAGCACTTGGCAGCAGCTCGATACCAATTTGCAGAACGATTTCTTTGGTACTATTCAGAACCTTTTGGAAGCCGCTCAGAGTGGCGATGTGAAGACCATTGGCACGACGATTGCTGCCGTGTTGTGGCACGCAATGGGCGAAGAGCAGCGCACTCAAATCAAGACGATCGCAACCAGCATGATTACCGACTTGAGCACGCAACTGACCAATGCGTTGTCTACGTTGTCCGTACAGGCGTATCAGATTGGCGGCGAGCTTCTGAACGGCATTACCTCGAAATTCGGCGAGATTGTATCTACTTCCAAGCGTCTCGGAAATTCTTTGAAGCAGACGTTTACTGCAATTCAAGGCCCAATGAGTTCCACCGCAAAAACGATTAGCGGGCTGCTCTCTAAGGGATTGGCAAGTGCATTCCCGTCTATTTATGCGTCTATGGGCACACTGATTGGAACCATTGGCGCATCGTTCGTGGCAATGCTGAACGCCATCGGCGCGGCTCTGTCCGCCACCATTTTCGGCATTCCCGCTGGCCTGATTGCTTTAGGTGCTGCGGCAGTTTTGGCTGCTTCTATCGCTGGAATCGTTGGCGGTATGGGCGGTAAAAGAAGTTCTTCCGGCAGCTCCTATGGTTCCACTGGTTACGATGAATCCGACCTGGGACAGATTGATTACAGCAATGTTCCTGGCACATCTCAGTACAACGATGTGAACAGTGGTGTGCAGAGCAGCTATGCAGCCAGTACCACACAGATTAGCGCTGAAGAAATCCGTGAAGCTGTTTACAATGGCGCTTATAACGCTCTTCTTGATTACAAGCAGCGTTACGATCAGGGAGATAAAGACAACATTCTCAAAGTATATCTTGACGGCAAGCAACTTACCGCAACCGTCGAAAAGCGTAAAAACGAACGTGGCCGCTCTATTATGGGCACTGAAGCTTATAGCTATTAAGGAGGTGAACCGCTTTGGTGATTCCAGCACTCATTACGATTGATGGCCGAGAAATGCCGGAGCCGTCCTCTTATGAAGCGACGACCAGTACCATTGTGGATTCTGGCCGTAACGTTCAGGGAAAGGTGGTTGGCTCCGTTGTTCGGCATGATGTAGCGAAAATTTCCGTAAAATGGAACTATCTTACTGCCGAACAATGGGCCGCCGCCATTGGCCCCTTTACAAGTAAGTTTTATTGTTCTGTCCGATTCTTGAATCAGACAACGAATGCGTATGAAACAAGGCAAATGTACGTTTCTGACCGAACGGCTGGCATGTGGCGAAGAAGCCCAACAACAGGCAGGGTTATGGGATGGACTGGATGCGCACTAGCACTTGTGGAGGTTTGACGTATGGAACATCCGTCTCAAGCGTGGCTTGATAAATTTAACGACACATTAGTACCAGAAGAATTTATTGAAATTTCCTATGATAGCATTCTTTCCGGTCTTCAAGAATCGGCTTCTCCTTATTCTGCTAAAAACACAGAACAGCTTGTTTTTAGCAATGCTGAAAATTTAACCAAAGAAAAAGATAGGCCACTTGTTAAATATGCTACTGGAGAGTTAAATCTTCATGTTTTGGATGGAAGCTTCACCTTGCCTCCAAGTAGTGAGCCTTACAAAGATGGTGGGCTCATTAGCTATGGGATTGTTTCTGACGGCAACTATCCTGTGATTTCTTTTGAGTTTCCTAAAAACACTCATAAAGCTTTTCAGCCTGGAATTACAATTGTTTGGTCTAACAGTCTTGACGAATATGCAACTGATTTTATCGTAAGAGCATTCGGAAAAGACGAGGAATCAGATGATTGGGGCGGAAGCTCTTACACAGTAGCAAATGTTCAAGGGAATAAAGATGTCTATTGTGAAATACCGGCAAACTTTACTCTTAATCCTGATGAACTTTGGAGATTTGACATAACGGTAAAAAAATGGAGCATTCCTAATCGTAGAGCCAGAGTTGAATGGATATTCTTCGGTTTTCAAAAAATCTACGACAAAAATGATATTGTTTCGTATACCCACACTTCAAGCCGCGACCCGATCAGTGGGCAGCTTTCTAAAGACAGTATCGAGTTCTCTTTTGACAACAGCGACAAGAAGTGGGATGCAATCAATCCGAAAGGTATGTACAGATACCTTTATGAACGTCAGCCTGTCAATGTCCGGTATGGAATGGAAGTTGACGGAGAAGTTCAATGGATTAACGGTGGCAAGTATTTCCTGTCTGAGTGGAGCACTCCGTCTAATGGCCTTGAAGCATCTTTCGTAGCTCGTGATGCATTTGAATTTTTAATGACTTCCAACTATACCGGTCGAAAGGTTGGAACACTTTATCAAATGTGTTATGACGCACTGGAAACATTTTCCTCTAAGATATCAAGCTTTTATATTTCGGAAGAGCTCAAAGAATACAGCACGGACATCTCGAAAGAAAGCACTTCTTATAAAAACTCTGATATCTTGCAGCTGGCCGCAAACGCCGCTGGTATGGCCTTGTATCAGACTCGAGATGGTCAAATCCGTATTGAACGTGTGAATATGGTTGCAAGTTCTGAGGATGAGATTTACGAAATTCCTATTATCAATAATTATCAGTGGCCTGAAATCACTTTTGCTTCAAAAGTAAAAAATGTCTCTTGCAACGTTAACGGTACGGAGCATTTGTACCCTGAAAGTTCTAATATAGAGGGCGTTACGCAGACGGTAAGCAACGAGCTCTTGACGGAAGCCATGCTGAAAAAGAGCAAGAACTCTATTACGGAAGCCTATGCCGTTCTTGCAAACCGTAAGAAAGTTGAGCTTGAATATCGAGCAAGCCCGCATATTGACGCATTTGACCATGTTCGATTCAACCATAACTATGGATACGCTTCCAATGTATTCGTCACAGAAAGTAAATATCAATATACTGGATGCTTTAAGGGAACGTTGTCTGGCTATATTCTTTCTGATGTTTCTTCCGTTCAGCTGTCTCCTACTGCGATTTCTCTTGTGTATGGTGAATCTAAAACATTGTCTGCTTCTCTTCTTCCTTATGATGAAGATTTACCGACAATCAGTTGGCGCGCTGTTCCAGAGGATATTGTATCTCTTCACGTTCTCACAAACCAGTCCGGCAAATCTACCTGTTCTGTTCAGTATAACAAAAAAGGAACTGCTACCGTATCCGCATATGTCGGCGCTGTAAGTTCTTCCGCTTCTGTTATTGATAATTCTCCTACTCTTACTTTGAACACGAATTCTATTACTGTTCATTGGGGATCGCCTGTTGAAATCAGTGCTACGTTTGCTCCAAGCGCCTATGCTACACCTCAAATCAATTGGATCGCTTCGCCACCTGACATTGTAAAACTTGAAGCTACTCAGATCAGGAAAGGAACTTCTACTTGTAAGATATCTTGGCTCAAAAAAGGTAGCGCAACAATTACCGTTACCGCTGCTGAGGAAAAAGCAACCTGTTCTGTTGTTGCAAGTCCTGCTACAATTGGCTCTCTTCCCATCGGAACAACACTTTATATCAAAGAAAGCAATCAAAGAACCGCATTTGTTCTTGCAAAGCATAATTATGAAGAAGCTTCTTCTGAGTGGCCAACATTCCCCGGAAACGGAAAAGGTCTTTCTTTGCTCGCTCGTTCTTCCAAGACTGTACTTTCGCATGTGTGGAACACCGAAAGTCGTCCCTATCCCTATACTTATTTAACCAATATATATTCCGGTAGCACTATTGACAAGTGGTTGAACGGCGAATATTTCAGAACGCTCGACTCTAGTATTTCCAGTAAAATCAAGAATACAAACATCCGAGTTTCTCCTGGCCCTCAAACTTATAAAGACGATGACGGCAATTCTCATACGACTGATGGCTCTGCGGTCACTTGGATATCTCGCAAAGTTTTCCTCTTGTCTGCAACAGAACTTGGCATGAGCTCTAGCATTTCTGGCATTACTAAGGAGGGCACGGTTTTTCCGAATGGCAGTGAAATGCTTTACAACATTATCGGAAGTTCTAATTATGCATGGACTCGCTCAAGATGTTTTGATGCAACGCCATTCGCTTATCCGGAATCTTTCAAGTATAATAATTCTGCTGTTGTTTCTCCGTCCAAGTCTAATAATAGCTATTACACATACACAACAATTGGCAATGTATCGAAAAAATATCCCGTTATCCCTGCGTTTACTCTTCCAGCCACTTTGGAAGTTGACGTTAATGGAAACATTCTTGTTTGATAGGAGAAGCTTATGGCAGTATGGATTACAGACCGCACGCAGGCAGACGTTGACCGCGTGAACGAACTGCACGATAAAGCCAACGTTGGAACGTGGACAGAAGAAGAGCAGGCCGAATGGTCCGCAGGGATGAAAGGCGCTCTTAGCTACACGGATTACAACCGCATTGAAAGTGGGGTTTCCGAGATTGCAACTGCAATCGGAGCCTCCGTTACAGTTAAAACCGATTGGTCTATTGATGGATACTTGACCTCTTCCGATGCTATGCGTTGGCTTTCCAATATTTCTAACATTCGTTCTAAATGCAGTGGGCCAGGAACGAAAAAAACTCCATCCAGCATGGATAAGCTAACTTATAAAACAATGAACGCCATTGAGCAGGTACTCGTTGATGTTGAAAAAATGGCAAATGACCATTTGCTATACTGCTCTGAACCAATTTGCGGAGGTGAATTTAACTATGCCTATTCACTTTGAAGACAGACAGGCAAAATATCCCAACCGTTGGACAATGAAAAAATCTGACGGGACATCAGAGGTCGTCACTCTTATCCGGAATGATGAGCCAACCGTTGAGGGAACTCCGATGAATGCGGAGACCTTGAACAGGTTAAGTGACGTTGCAGGCGCTGACGTTGCACGTGCGCAGGCAGAAGTAGCCGCTCAGAATGCGCGAGAGATTGTTAACAACGCAGAAGAAAACATCAATTCTTTCGCAGAAGCTTCTTCCCAAAAAGCTCAAAAAGACATCGACGCCAAAGCCGCAGAGACACTCAAGACCATCCCGGAGAGCTATACGGAGCTTGATAAGAGTGTGAAGCAGCTAACGGAAGATATAAAGAGAATCATCGACCCCACCCTCACCCTCCCCGGCAAAGCCGCTGACAGCAAAGCCACAGGTGACGCAATCAGCGCAGTAAAGGCCCGGCAGAACGTCCTCACAGGCACTGAGACAGGCAACCCCATCTCCGTTGACGACGCTTTTCCTGCGCCCCTGTGCGGCCTGACCGTGTACGGTAAGAGCACGCAGGACGGCACACCCACACCGGATGCACCTGTGCCTATCGCGAGCGCTGGTGACGGCGGGAGCGTGGCGGTCACCTTGAGCGACGGGAACGGCAAAACGCAAACTCTCACCCTTCCCACTCCCAACGGCTTACCCGGCATCCCTGTCACTTCTGGCGGCAACTACACTGACCCGCAGGGCCAGCAGTGGGTGTGCGACGAGGTGGACTTGGAGAGAGGGGTGAAGGTGCAGAGAATCGCGAGTTTCGTGATTGACGCTAAAAACGCAAATGGTATTTTTGTGACGAACCCATATACGAACGTTACTGCGGCCACAAATGCACGTTTGAAACCGCCACAAAAAACAAACCGTGACGACCGACAAAATGGCAGATGTGTATTTTGTGAAGCATTACCGTGGTCGGTAAATGCGTGGGCAAGTCATGTAAACGCAGTTGGTTTTGTTGAAAATGATTCTGTTGATTTCACAATCGAAAACTCCTACTTAGGGCTAAGTGAAGCAAGTACCAATGCTGAACGAAAAATTGCACTGGTGAAATACTTTACAGATAAACCTTGCCAAGTTGTATACAGAATCGCCACCCCCATCGAAACTCCGCTCACCCCTGCCGAAATCGCCGCCTACAAAGCCCTCACCGCTTACGGCCCTGACACGGTGGTGCAAGCTGGTGACGGTGCAGGAATCCGGCTGGAGTATCAGAGGGACGTGAATATCGCAATCAAACGCATTGAGGACGCAGTAGCGTCCATGACCTAAGGAGGTACACATGGCTATCAAAAGCAAAGCCCGGCATGACCTGACACTGCGCTCCATCAAGCGTGAAATCGCCGCTGGACGAGACGTGGCGTACTGGCTGGACAGGGCGTACACCCATCTGGACAGCGGCCTGCTGACGGAGGATGACATCGCAGAGGTGGAAGCCCTCGCACAGGCGTACTACGATGCACTGGATGCTGAGGACAAGGCGAACGCCGAGGAAATTACCCAGTAAGGAGGCTAACTGACGCTTTATCTAACCTTAAAAACAAAAAGGAGTCGCAAAATGCTACACACCATTCTCGAATTCCTCGTTTCCCTCTTTTCCACCCTCTCCCGGGCGGAAGATGCCTCTACCTCTGACTCGGCGTCCACTGTGGACACCAAAGCCTCCGCTCCTCCCGGCTGGGAGGGCAACCCGCCCTACCGCTATCTCGACGTGAGCCGGTATCAGGGCAAAATCACCCTCGACGGCTGGCGCAAGGTCAAAGCGTCTGGTTACAAGGGCGTCATGCTCAAGACCGTGAGCACCAACCACAAGCTCTCCAAGCGGGCAGACGGCCTGTACATCGACCCGACCTTTGAGCGCAACTACCGCAACGCCCGGGCTGCCGGGCTGGACGTGGGCGTCTACTACTACACCTACGCCACCAGCGAAGCGATGGCCGATGCAGAGCTTGCCCTTGTGCGGCAGGCGGTCTACGGCAAGGAGCTCACCATGCCCCTCGCGGTGGACGTGGAGGAAAACAAGCTCAAGCCCATGAGCACCCTCGATCTCACCAACCTCACCGCCTATGCGCTGGAACAGGTGGAGAAAATGGGCTTTTATGCCCAGCTGTACACCTACACGGGTTACAGCTATGAGTTGGACATGCAGCGCTTGGCAAACCGATGGGACGTCTGGCTGGCTGACTATACGGGCAAGGCTCCCGCCTTCGGCTACCACTACCACGCCCACCAGCACACCAGAAAGGGCCGCGTGCCGGGCATTTCCGGCAACGTTGACTTGAACGTCACCACCCGCAACTACCCGAAGATCATCAAGACAAAGGGCCTGACGCGGCTCAGGGAGGGCACATGACTGAAAAAGAGGCTTTGATCTGGATTGTGGGCATCTTGGGCAGTGCGTGCGCGGCAGCGATTACGCTGGACAAGGTGCTGGACATCATCCACAAGTACATCAAAAAGGCACAGGCTCCCGACGATGCACAGGACAAGCGGCTTGATGAGTTGGACAGGCGCGTGGGAGTGCTTGAGACGGGCTACTCTAACCACTCTGCCGCTCTGGGCCGCGATCTGGAGCATTTTGGGGCGCTGGAAAACGCCATCACCATCCTTTTGCGCTCCAACCGCGCCGTTTTAGGCGCTCAGTTGTCAGGTGATAATATTAAAGCAATGGAACAGAGTGCGGAGGAAATCGACAAGTTTTTGTATGAGAGGAGAGAAAACGCATGGATGCAGCAGCAAAAATCCTGAGCGCCGTCCCGGGCCCGGTGGCCCTGACTTTGATGCTGGGCGGCTTCATCTTCTACGCCCTGGGCTGCATCCGGCTGGGATATGGTGCGGCGGTCAAGCCCACCGTGCTCCAGCTCATCGAGCAGGCAGAAAAGGACATCCAGGGCACCAAAAAAGGCGCGGAGCGCAAAGCCTGGGTGGCTCAGATGCTCCGCGCGGCCCTGGCTTCAAGCAAGTATGGGCGTTTTATCTCGTGGGCCATCACCGATGAGACCATCGGCATCGTGATTCAATTTTTCTTTGACCGAGTCAAAGAAACGCTCAGTAAAGAGTAAAGGAGTATATCATGGCAAGCACTACATACGAGCATTTTGTTGACACCAACAAAATGTACGCCATACACGAACGTTTTCTTGACCTCACGAAAACATCCCACCTCGGTAACGTCACCGTAATGGTGCGCAACGCCGGAGAGTTGCCGCAGCCTTTCTGGCTCGGTGGTGCCTGTGGCGGCGGCTCGTGTAGTGCTGCCACTGTGCCTGCAAGGGCTTGACCGGCAGCAGATGACCGCCGCCATCAAAAGCGCACCGCTTGGGAGGGTAGACCGTAAGATAGCCTTACTGCGATACGTTGAGCGGCTCCCGCTGCCAGACATTGCAGCGCAAACACATTACAGCCGGACGGCAATAGGCTACCGGCTGAAAGGCATTGAAAAAATGCTGAATGTGTGATATAATATAACACGAGTTAAGTGTCTTTAGAATTATATCCTTATTACTGGAAACTAGTTCTATATGACGCAGTCTGCAGCGTAATCTTGATGGGTTCCAGCCATCACGGTTACGCTGTTTTCTTTTTGCGCGGATTATAGTATAATAATCTTAATTGGGTGCGATTTCTTACGAAACGCGTTGAAGCGGCATGCTTTCGGGTCTGCCGCTTTTCTTTTTGCACGATTTGTGGTATAATAATTTCAACAAATCCACCCGGCCTCTCGAAGAAGCGCATTAGGGCGGATATCTGAACCCGTTAAGCCTCTCAACGATGCGTATCATGGCGGGTCTTTTTCGTTGATACAGTCTCCCACCCGCCTACTTATAGTGCGTACCATGCGGGAGACGCAATTTTGCCACTTCGGTGGCAGGGCGATTACTCGCTCACTTATAATCCATCAGCTTTAGGCTGGTGGATTTTGTTTTATTCGCACTATTTTTGTCGAAAGCATTGCCATATATTGGACGATGTGATATTTTAGCATTGCACTCCAATGTGTGCATCCTTACAGTTAAGCGCTCATGCGGATTTTTCCGTGTGGGCGCTTTTCTTTTTGCTTAAGATAATCAAGCTTTAAGCAAGGTTTAACCAAGATTTTTTGTCCTTCGTTTGACGTTCGTTGTCTTTCGGCTTTTGCTGATGCAGTACACTGGGAGCATCAGGAGGGATGTATTATGAGCTATTATCCGACACCCGGAACGCCCTACGTTCCGCAGCAGCCTGTCAATCCTTACGGCGGCATGGGCGCAGTCGGGCTTGCCACTCCCCTGCCGAACACACAGATGCAACAGGCACAGCCGCAGCGTCCGCAGCCGATGAATGGGCAGCAGCCTGTTCAGCAGTCGGCACAAGATGGCGGTTGGTTGCTTGGTAGACCTGTTTCTAGCAGGGAGGAATTTCTGGCGATACCGTCTGATCTGTACGGAAGATGGACGTATTGCCCGGATTTGCGTAGTGGTGTCATCTACTGCAAACGTCTGAATCCAAATACTTGTGAATCTGACGTGTTAGAGTTTTACAGCCCGGAAGCATGGCGGCAGATGCAGGCACAACAGGCACAGCAAACCGCTGCACCGACACAGCAGTCTGTGCCTATTGAGCAGTACAACACCCTTGTGCATCGGCTGGATGAACTGGAAAAGTGGCAGAAGAGCTTTTCTAAGCCCACTGCCGCAGCGAAGAAAGGAGAATAACAATGTCCTCTCCGTTTGATATGATTACTCACAGCCCCATCATGCAGCTTGCAAATCTGGCTCGCGCCGGGCAGAACCCGATGGGGCTTATCCAGCAGTTAAGCGGGCAGAACGCTCCTATTATGCAGGGCTTGAACCTGATTCAGGGCAAAAACGAAGCACAGCTCCGAACGATGGCGCAGAACCTTGCCAAAGAGCGCGGCATCGACCTGAACCAGCTGGCAAGCGTCCTGAACCTGACGCTGCCCCGATAACGCATTCCTCTAAGCGAAACGCTTCTCAGTTTTGCGGACTTGAAAAAAACCGCATTTGTTTGGCTTCGCCCATCGCAAACGGCGGTGGGATAGCATAACGCAAAACTGAAAGGAGTTTTGTTATGGACGATTTTGCAACTGGCTATCTGGCTGGGCAGGACGGTGGCAATAACAACGGCGGATTCTTCGGCAACGAAGGTCTGTGGGCTGTTATTATCCTTGCCATCATCTTCGGCTGGGGTACAAACGGCTATGGCCGGAACGGCGGTGACAACGGCATGAACGCCTACATCCCCTATCTGGTCGGCACTGGCGCAACCGGTCAGGGCGGTGCAGACACCCGCGCGGCTCTGTCTGAGGGCTTCTACCAGCAGGATACCTCCCGCTCTCTGGCGGGGATCCAGAGCGGCATCTGCTCTCTGGGCTATGACCAGCTGGCGCAGATCAACGGCATCAACGCCGCTATTGCTGGCGGCTTTGCTGGCACCAATCAGGCGATCTGTCAGCTTGGCTACCAGAACGCACAGCTCGTGAACGGACTGGAACGAAGCGTGTCCAACGGCGACAACGCTATCAACCTTGCCATCATGCAGGAGGGCAACGCTCGGCAGGCTGGTCAGACCGCACTTGCCACGCAGCTGGCATCTTGCTGCTGCGAGAACAAGCAGCTGATCGGTGACCTGAAGTACACCATCGCAACGGAGGACTGCGCTACCCGTCAGGCTATCACAGACAACGCCCGCGCCATCGTGGACAACTGCAACGCCAACTTCCGCAGCATGATGGACTACTTCACGCAGGATAAGATCGCCACCCTGACCGCTGAGAACCAGAGCCTGAAGTTCGCCGCTTCTCAGGATCGGCAGAATGCGCTTCTGACAACCGTGATGTCTCAGCAGACTGATACCATCCTGAACCGGGTCAATCCTCGTCCGATTCCCGCTTATCAGGTGGCAAACCCCAACGTGGGCGTGAACTGCTGCGGCTGCTGCTAACCAACACACTCCCCGATAACACCGGGTGAACCATCGGGGCAGGGGTAAGACACCTCTGCCCCTGATTTTTTAGGAGGAAAACATTATGGCTTGCAAAACAAGCTGCAAACTCTGCCCCCATCTGGTCTTGAGCCAGTCTGTCACGTTTGCCAACGATACGCTGACCATCAACATCCCTGCTGGCGCATACCAGAACGGAGAGAAGTATTGCATCGTGGTTGCCCAGAGCATCCCGGACACGACCACCATCAACGCCCCTGTTGTCATCACCATTGGCGCAGGCACTACCGCATACCCTCTGACCGACTGCAACTGCGCTCAGGCAACCGCTGAGAGCATCCACACTCGCACCCGCTACGCTACCCGTGTGGCAACGTCTGCGACCGGCACCGGCACGTTCAAATATCTTGGCTGCTTCTGCCGCTCCCACGCCGGTGCGCCCGCGTCCATTTCCTAAGGAGGTATAGATTATGGGCAAGACTAATTTTCGCCGCATGATGATGCTCCGTGAACACGACAAAACCCGTGAGCCGGAACGTGACCGCCTTGAGGAAGAGCGTGACCGCAGGGAACGTGAACTGGAACGCCGTCTGCGCAAGCTGGAAGGTGACAGCGACCGCTATCCTTACTATCCGCAAGAGGAGAACCGCTACATCGGCCCCTACCCTATCCCCCGCTACCCTGACGTAGAGAATGGGCGCAGAATGCCGCAAATCGGCTTCTCGCAGAACGGTGACTGGGACAAGCGGGCTGGGCAGTACGAACGTGGCGGCGCAGACAGCCGCTCTATCAAGATGCCACGCCAGCACCTCACCCACGATGAAGCAGAGGAATGGTGCGACAGTATGGTGAATGCTGACGGCACAAAGGGCTGTCACTGGACGCTGGAACAGACACAGGACGTTGCGAAACAGCGCAATATCAACTGTGACCCGAACGATTTCTGGGCTGTCATGAACATGATGTACTCGGATTATTGTCAGGTCGCAAAGCGCCAGTCCGTTGACACTCCGGGCTTCTACGCTGACATGGCAAAGGCGTTCCTTGAGGACGCAGATGCCGCAGATGGCAAGGCGTATCTCTACTGGGATTGCATTGCTGATAAGTAAAACAGAACCCCTGTGTAGTTTTTAGCGGCTACACAGGGGTTCTTCTATTTTAACTTTAGAACTTAGTTTTTATCGTTTTGCTTAATTTCTTCTTCAACCGCAATGTACGGAATGTTCTCCAAAGATGCTCTAAGCAACGCAATCACAGCTCTGCCAGATTTTCCGTCTGCCAGTTTTGATACATCTTTTAGCTTTTTTAAGACATCTTCTCGCTTCACATACTTACCCATTATTATTCTCCTTAGAACTCATCTTTTATCATTTTCCATTTTTGCGCCACAATAATTGCAAAATGCTGTATCTTTGAAAGCATACGGATCCCAGTCGCTTCCGTATGTAAGCAATACAATACTTGGATATTTACAGTTTCCACACACCCACGAATTTCCATCCCATTTCCAACTAGCTACCAGTTTCTTTTCTTTTGCAATTTCAACAGCTGGAAGCTCTCTGATTTCGCTCCATGCAGCCACATAATCGCCATGAGTTCGTTTTACGATATTCATAGCATCTGTCTTTTTGATATATTCGCTCTCAATCATAATAACAATCTCTCCTAAATCTTAACTTTTATTGTTATTTTGAATAATGCAATAAAGCGTCTTTTGTATAGTACAATTCCATATCTGCCTTGTACATATCAAGTTGTCTTTTGCTATCCACAAGCGTGTTAAAGTTAAATCCCGCTATAAAAGATACGGCGATGGACAAAATCAAGTGCGCTGCAACCAATTTACCAGCAAAGATAAATGGAATCTGAACTGCTACAGCAAAGACATCGAACAAAAGAACGCAAACTCCGTATTTAATCATTTTCTGTAAACGGCTAATGCTTTCTTCGTAAAATTCCTTCGACCTCATCATACGTTAATCCTCCAAGAAGTCCTCTTGATTCAGAACTTGATTTACAATTCGTTCTGTACATTCTTTGATAACCGTAGATGCGGGGACGTGATCTTCATAAGCTATGTTTTCATATTGCGCTCCTGCATATTCAAAGAACCTTTTAGAAAGTATTTCTGCATCCGCACGGCACAACGGCTTTAATTCGTATTGCAACGGAAATCTTCTTGTAAGTGCAGGGTCAAGCCTATCAAATCGGTTTGTCGTTCCAATAATAATGACATTGTTCGGCAATCTATCCATTTCCTGCATAATCGCAATAACAACACGGTTCATTTCTCCAACGTCATCTTTTTGCCCACGAGCCATTCCGACCGCATCTATTTCATCAAAACAAAGAACGCAAGGAGCAGTTCTCACATAATCGAAAATTCTTGCAAGGTTAGATTGTGTTTGCCCTAAGTGTGAATCAACTAGACTTGAAAATTGAATCCTCAAAAACGGAAGTTTCGCTTTATGTGCGATATACCTAGCCAGCATGGTTTTTCCGCATCCGCTTTGCCCATAAAGCATCAATGCTGGCAAATAAGGAATGCCCATCTCGTTCAATTTTTCAGATGCTCGATAAATAGCAACGATTTTCTGCGTTATACTTTTTTCTTCGTTTCTAAGAAGGAATCTTGCTTCTGGAAATTCTTCTGTATCCTCTGCAATCAAAAGATGCTGTAAGTTATATGGCAATTCAATAAATTCTCTTTTGCTTTCCAACTTGCGAAACATATTTTCTTTGAACTGCTCATCTTTTTTGGATGATATAGAATTCAAAATGATTTTAACGGCTTTTTGCGCGTTTCGCATATCGCCATCGCAAACAAATCGAATAAGGCTTCGTTCACTATCATTCATCCAAGAAATCCTCCAACTCAATCTTTCCTTCTGCCGCCGCAGCCGCCAGAGCGTACACGAACTGCCCAATCGTCATTCCGTGTCGCCGTGCTTCACGGTTGATGTACTTGCGTTCTTCTTCGCTCATAAGGATGGTAATGCGCTTGGAACGCTTGCCGTCACCGCTTGCAACGCCTTGATGCGATTCCGGCATCGGGATTTTTTTCTTTGTCAAGCCAGCTTCTGCTAGTGCGCCGGATACATCGCCCTGTTCGATAAGACGTTGAACTTCTTTTGCCTGTTTCAGTTTCTTCGGCTTACTTTCGCTTACTACGGCATTGTTTGGCTGTGTTTCACTGTCTTTGGCTTGCTTCGGCTTAATACTGCTTAACTGCGCTTCATTAGGCTGTGCATGGCTGTCTGTGGCTTCACTGGGCTTAATCTGTGCTTGTTCGGCTTCGTTCGGCTTTGCTTGGCTTACTTCTTCTTCCTTTGGCTCACTTCGGCTTAATGGCTGTTCCGAAAAAATAGGCTGAAAATCAAACCCGCCAAGCAAGCCTGAGGATTTTTTGCTGGTTGACTTCATCAGCCTTCACCTCCGACAATATGCTGCGCCAGTGCCAAGAAATCCTCTGCGCTGGTGCTTTTTGCCGTGTCGCCGCTAAACAAACTGTGACGTTCTGCCTGTGCCTTACGAACGCCCATAGACGGTCTAATCTTCACATCCAGCAGGGTTGTTCCCATGCTCTGTGCAATCACAGGGAGCTGTTCCACAACCTCTTTGGACAGGTTTTCTCGGCTTTTGTACTGGTTCAGAAGCAGACCTTCAATCTTCAAAGTCGGATTGAAGTATCTGCGAACATCTCCGATGGTCTGCGAAAGCTGGCTCAAACCAGCCAGTGCGTAACGGTCTGCCGTGATGGGAACGATGATGCTGTTGGCGGCGATCAGTGCGTTCACAAGCGCAAGACCAAGCTGCGGTGGAGTGTCCAGCACAATGTAATCGTACTGACCAGACACGCTTTCAAGGGCTTCTCGCAACCGGAAATTCTTGCCCATGTCCCGCACAAGCTGCTCGTCAATGTCCTTCAATGCGTTATCAGACGGAAGAATGTCACCAGCTTCACAGTGCTGGATTCCTTCCTCGACCGTGCCTTGCCGAGTCATCACGTCAAACAGGGTGCATACGTCCTCTGTCTGTGCGCCGTAGGTGTCCGTTGCATTGCACTGGGCATCGCAGTCCACCAGCAGGACTTTCTTGCCAAGCAACTGCAACGCACCAGCCAGACAGGTGCTTGTTGTGGTCTTTCCTGTGCCGCCCTTCTGGTTGGCGACAGCTATGATTTTTGCCATTTTTATTCTCCCCACATTACAAAATAACCGTTGTACTTAAATTTTTTTGCTGCCTTACCGGCTTCAATTAGTGCCTTTCCTTCCTCAATTGCTTCGTCTGGTTCTACAGTGCCGTGTCCACGAGAACCGACCATTACATGAATTGGCGTATCAATTCCATCCCCAACTGTGAAAAACTCAACTCTGTTACAATCGAAGTCGTTTCGCAATTTCGCTATTTCTCTGTACAAAACGGAACTTTGAACTTTTTTCATTTTATCACTCTTTCTTTTTAGTAGAACGGATATGCTGCTTTTATCTCGTCTCCGACCCACAACACAGGCGTGACGTGCCATGCAATTACAGTTCCTTTGATTTCATTACTATCGGAATCAAACCATTTGCCGTTGATTGTATCGTACTCGCCGGTTATGAAACTTTTTTCTCCTGTTTTCTCATCTTTGATACGAAGTAAAAGCCCATGCGGCCATCCTTTTAGGCTTTTATCCGGCATAACATCTTTAGTCATGTACCACTTGTCTTTGTCAAAGCCTTTCGGAAACATCGGAATCATACTCTTTCTCCTTTCTGCATCATCTGCTCAATGTGCTACATCTGACTACTTCAAGAAGCTATCGTCAAACGTAGCATAATCATCAAGGTCTGCTTCTTTCAAAATTGAATACATATAAGCGCCGGGGTCTTTTTCAATCCTATCAAGTCGCTCACTGACAAGAATCCTGTATGCATTCTCAATGATGTTCACAACAGCTTCTTTTTTCTTGTTAGGCTTGATGTTCGGATACTTCTCCGGCAATCTCTTTGCCACCAGCTTTGCGGTCAAGATACACTGGCTTTTAGACATCTCCGGCGCAATGGATGCCCAATCAACATCCTCGTATGCGCCGCTGCGGGGCTTTCTGGCAGGTCGTTGGCTCTTTGGAACATCTTTTAGCTCTACGCTTTCAACCTCGTTAGCTTCCACGTCTATGACTGGCTCATTAGACTTGAAAGCTACATTGAACTTCACAGCAACCGCATTGCGGCCTCTCATGACCTTGTCATATTCAACGCACAGGTCTGATACTTCGTTTATTTCAGCTACCGCAATATCAATGACACGCCGCCTAAGATGCTTAAACTCTTGATAGCTAGGTTCTCTTGCGCCAAGCTGTTCCCTTAATCTATCCAACGTAATTTCGGGCTGGCTCACGCCACGTCCAATAAACTCTCGGAGAATCGAATACAGCAAAATACTATACTGCGATTTCATATTCGCTGTGTAGCGTAAGCGATACTTGACATATCCACGCTCTGCAATGTCGAAGAAAACAGGTTGCAGAAGCGGGTTACAACATAACGACACAGTAATATTCATCAAACTAGGTTCAAAGTTTACAGTTGCTCTACTAAACAAGGGATACAGGTCAAACGAGCCTGAACCGTCACCTCTAGGAACTTCAACAGAGTTGTCGATGAAATGCTTGACTTGTGCCTTCAAATTCCTAGAGTTGATTTTCAGCCCCAAAAACTCGCAATACTCTTGTAACGTAAACTGAACCGTTGAAGTTTCAGGGTCTCTCGGATTGATGCGGCTAAGATACACTTCAAGCAACCGAAGCTCTCCTGCTGTATAGTCAGTGAACTTTGCCCAAACAAGCTGTCTGCTTTTTTCAACCAAGTTCCCGCCTTTAATATCAGACAATCTTATCACGCCTCCTCTCGTATAAGAGTATATCACAAACAGGTGTACAAATCAATAGCAAGCGTACACCTGTTTCCACTTTTTGTACACCTAACTGTCCACATTTCGTACACCTATTTCCACAATCTGTACACCTATATCCATTTTTTGTACACCTCTTTACATTATATAAAACAAGATTATTAACAGGATTATAAAATAACTTCTACTAATAGCAGAAGAAGAAAATTTTCCACAAAATCTTTTCTTTCTCTCTCAAAAAGTGGAAAACACAAAGCGAATACTGCTAAATAAACAGATGTTCAGCATCCGAAAGGCTGAAACGCTTAACGGTTAGGTTTACCTAACGTGTACAAAAAGTGGATGAAAAAATTTTAATTCAATGCTATGGGGGACAGATTGACAAGGCGACCAATCACAGACAACAGATTAACGATAATTCGTTATTTATTCCGCGCGCATGTTGTCGATTTACAGCCTATGGGGGACGGAATGACAAGGTAAATTTGCCCGATAGGTGTACAAAAAGTGGATGAACATTAACAAAATGTTCTGCAAAAACATCGATAATTCGACAATCAGCGCAAAATGTTTTCCTCGTTGATGGTATAAGAATCGTTTCGATTCATGGCCGCAGCTTCCCCACAGTCCTGTGCCTGATATAAAATCTGCATATTGGGTTGCGTTCCGTCTGGGTCGGGGTCGGTTTTGGTGGCCTGTGCCATTTCATAATGACCGGTGACGGTGCGGCAGACGGACACACGATCACGCAAAGTCGTGTGAAGGTTGGCTACCATTTCGCACAGAACGGCAAGGTAATCTGAGCCGTGATTGCCATAGATCAGGTAGCACAGCAGGTCGATTTCCTGTGGATGGGCGTCTTTGATATGCTCTATCAGCGTATCTCTCTTTCTCTCGGTGCTGGCATCGCCAGCCAGACTTTCCAATAATCCTGGATGCAAACAGGTGTCTATATACGGCTTGACCGCAACACCGCAGCACACGAACCATTTTATGATAGTAGGAGCATCTGGGGCCATTGTCCCTTGCTCGTAACGAAAAATGGATGTCCGGCCTACACCCATTTTGTCCGCAAGCTTCTGTTGGCTAAGCCCAGATTCCGCTCTTGCCATCTCTAACGCTTTTGCCACTCGTATCCTATAATCATCCATAAATACCCCTCTTTCGACAAAATGATACAAAAGCAAAGAAATTTAACTGATATATTGTTCAAAATGTGAAACAATAATTGAAAAAAGTCGCTGTTCCATTGAAACAGCGAGATGTGGTATAACTGTATTGTCAAAAAATTCCAAAGAGGAAGGGAACAAAAATGAAAGAAACTGCAATCTGGAACCATGAACGTATGCCGATCATCGACGGAATGCCCGCCAGTGTTCCCGATGGGAAGCCGCACACACCTGAACCGTGGGAGGAAAGCGAATGAACCGAACCGTAGATGCTCTGATTATTCCATACGCTCGCAGACGGACGCTGGAGCTTGTCCTGAGCCTTTCTGGGTACGAAGCTGATAAAGACGCTTACCTCGAAGCAAAAGGCATCCTGGAACGCGCCATAGCCGCCTTAGACGATGGGCGCGACCCGGCAGACAGCATCGAACGCATTGACGGGCAGCTTGTGGAGCTGTGAAAGGAGAAGAAGATGGACTTTACGAATGGATTCTATAAAGCCGAGAACCCTGTCGTTCTTGAAGAAGTGAAAACTTTCCTCCAGTCAATGGAACGGCGTGGAGCGACCGTAAAAGACTTGGACGATGCCATTGTGCAGCTAAACAATGTTTCGCATAGCATTAGCACAAACGCGCTTGTCAAAGCAGATGTTCTGGACAAGCTGCCTGAAAACCCCTTTCGTTCCATGCTCAACGGAATGTTACAAAGCAAAGGGTAACTTAAATTTAATGTGGCTCTTAATCATTGTCATTGCAATTTTTGGCTTCCCTGATGTGAAGTAATGGATGCGAAGAAAACGTTCGATTTTTACGAAGTTGTTAAAAATACATTGACTTGACAACTAAAAGATGTATAATCGTATCAAATGAACATCTGCACTTACCGATCGGGAGGATATGCCACAATGAGTGAACAGGAAAGAGCCAAGATTGACCGATTTATTGCATGGCTATTGGAACACCCTGAAAAGATTCCGGCAGCGGAGCAAGCACTAGACCTAGAGTAACAGAAAATCCCTTGCGCAGAGCTACACCAGCCCGGCACAAGGGATTCTTTTATTTTACCGGGCATGAACGTTACATCTTCTCGATCAGGTTCATCAGCGCTTCACGCTGTTCCTTCGGCATGGATTCAAGTTTTTTTCTAATCCGCTCCACTGCTGCATCGACTTCACTTTGCGGCTGCTGGGGCGGGTTTTCTTTTTGGTTGCCAGTAAGAAGGTAGTCAACCGATACGTTGAAATAAGTTGCAATCTTAGAAAGAACCTCTGTGGAAAGGCTTTTGGTTCTTCCGGCTTTCAATTCGGAAAGAAAACTGCGTCGAATCCCAATGTTACTACAAAGGGTTCCGTCTTTGATGCCCTCTTTTTCACAGAGTGCATGGATGTTACTGTACAAGTCCGACATAAGAACACTCCCATATTTGTGCAAGTATACAAATGCACAGAATTTTGTACAAAAGAGTTGACTTGTACAGAAGACTGTACTATAATACAGACATGGGCAGTACAGAACGCTGTACAATATAAACTCTCTACACCCTTATATTAGTACAGTTTTCCGTACTTGTCAATAGATTTTAGCAAATGGAGGTGGAATTTTGAAAGAAAACTTCCGTTCTGGCTTTGAGCTGGAAGTGAAGATGAAGCTGTTGCAGCGAGGTATGAAGCAAACGGAGCTGATTCAGGCGGTTCAAAGCGATACTGGATTGTTCCTTGATGGTTCGTACCTCTACAAGATTCTTCGTGGCGAGCGAAAGCCGGAGAAGATTATCCAGAGCATCTGCAGGATTCTTGAAATTGAGCAGAAGGAGGGCTGAACATGGAGCAGATTATCACTTTGAAAGTAGACCTTGAGCACCCGGATGACGCAAAATTTGCCATTGACGAGGCAGTCAAGACCTACGAAGCGGACAGGATGAAGTGGACAGAAGAGGAGATTGTCGAAGCGAAGCATCTGGCGATGAAGATTATGGAACGGTTGTGCTTGGATGGGTATAGCATTGAATGGTGCGGAGTCACGGAAGCGTACTACTACAAGGCGGTTTCTGTTTGGCTTAAAAGCCCGGGAGATGAAAGCTTTAAACGAAATGCAACGTGCTGCATCTTTTCTGCTTCTTTTGATACTTGGGTTTCCAAGTGTGTCTGCCTGTGCCGGGCTACCAGCAGGGATGTGCCCGCTTTTATCGTCAAAAAGGTCGGTGAGTGCTGGCAATGAAATTTTGTAAAGCGCAAAGCCGTAAGCGTAGATTGAAACTGGCGATGGCAACGGGCGTGTCCCGGAACGAAGCCAGCAAGGTACTGTGGATGGAAAAGATGCTGAACCAGTGCTTTGAACGGCATAACCGGGAAGCCAAGAAGAAAGCAGGAGAGCGGTGTGGAGATTAAATACTGTGAGCGCTGTGGAGCTCTTCTTGGAATGGTAGCCGCAAATCGAAAATACTGCCTTAACTGCTACAGCATTACAAATTTGGAGCGAGGCAGAGAACGTAACCGAAAACGAACTGAGGCCAAGCGCAAAGAAACCGCAAAGCCTGTTCCTTGCGCTTGGTGCGGTAAACCACTTGTGCGGAGAAATGTTTGCCAGAAGTATCACGCAGAGTGCTCGAAAGCAGCTTACGCGGCCTCACAAAAAAAGCTGCGCGAGAAGTATCGAAAAAGCGGTAAAAGCGGCCAATACAAGAAGCCGGAGCGGAAAAAGGCAAAGCCGAAGAATAAGGACTATACCATCGAGGAAATAAAAGCAAAGGCAAAGGAGCTTGGCACAACATACGGCAAGGTAGTGCTTGGACTACAGCTTGGAACGATTGATAGGTGGTAAAGATGAACGGCAAATATTATGGAAAGCGAGAGATTCGATGGCAAAGCCGAGAAGCTAACCGCCTAGAACATATTCACAGAAAGGACTATAAGAAATGTACAAAAACAAAAGATACAAGCGAAAGCTTGCACGGGATGACCTGTCCCCCAAAGCGTACGAGCTCGTAAATGATATGTATGGCATGGTCATTAGTTCCGGCTTGAAGCTGAAAGAAATCCGCATGGTTTGTGTAATGCTGCGCAAGAAAATCGAAAACACGGTTGCAGAATGTGCCGTTGGTGGACGGGAGGGCTGAGTGTGAAGACGTTGGTTGAACTTATCTTGATTTGGGCCGGGACGCTAGCAATCGTCCTGGCATTCCTCCTTGTGAATATGTGGTTGATGAACGAGATCGGTGTTATGGTTGGCATTGAAGCTGCGAAATACACTATTGCAGCCGCAGCCATCGCCGCATCGGCTTGGGTATTCGGGCACAAGGGTGAGAAAAAATGACGCTCGAAGATGCCATGAAAGAACGCGGCATTCGTGTGAATGAGCTTTGTCGAAAAAGCACAGTGTCGAGGCCGACACTGGATAGCATTCTCGGGAGAAGAAGAGCCAGGCACAAAGAAGGAATCAGAACGGGGACACTTTTGAAGATATGCGATGTTCTGAACGCATACGCAATCGTCGATGGCTCAAACCCGGACTACTTCGATGTCGTGTTGAAAAAGGTGGAAAAATGAAAAGCGCAAAAGGGACGATATTAGTTACAGTTGGGATTTTGTTCTCGATCTGGTCTGTTAGTTGCGGAAACTCAATTGAAAACGCAACAACGCTTGGAGCTGGGCTGTTTTACACTTTTCTCTCGGTTTCGCTTTTGGCTGTAGCACTTGTCATGTGCGCGCTTGGTGTTACTGCGGAAAATGAATATGACGACCGTAAAAGCAAGAAAATCAGCCGTGTAACACATCATACCAACAAATGGAGGAATGCAGAATGAACGAAATGTACGATTGCTCCGGCTGCTTTGATCGGTTTGGCGGCGTGACAGAGCCGGATGATGGCATGTGCTTTATGACCAACGAGCAGATGGCGGAGGCCAAAGAAGCTGACCGTCTGGCTGAGATTGAGAGCTTGCGGTATGAAATCGCAGACTTGCAGTATGAAATCGAGGACAAGGAAGCAGAGCTGAAAGACCTCCGTGTACAGTTGGCAGAACTGATGGCTGGTTGATTTTGTACAGCTATATTAAGCCAAAGTAAGAACAATGAAGCCTAATGAAGCCGAAGAAAGGAAATAAAAATGGCAGTATTAGTAATGGTCTACGGTCATTCCGGCAGTGGTAAGTCCGCTTCGCTTCGGAACTTTGACCCGGAACAGGTGGCGGTTATCAACGTGCTTGGCAAGCCGCTGCCGTTCCGCAGCAACATGAAAACCTATATCACCAACAACTACGACAAGATTGATGTCGCAATACACAGCACCAAGCGTAAGTCCATCGTCATTGACGATGCAACCTATCTTATGACTGGCGAGTTCATGCGGAACGCAAAGGTCGCCGGATACCAGAAGTTCACCGACATGGCAGCCAACTTCAACGCCTTGCTGATGCGGGCGAAGGAACTGCCGGACGATGTTGTGGTCTACTTTTTCGGTCACAGCGAGCGTGACGGAGATGGTGGCGAGAAGTTCAAGACCATCGGCAAGCTACTGGACGAAAAGGTCTGCGTGGAAGGGTACTTTACCATCGTTCTGAAAACTGTTGTGCAGGATGGTCGATACCTGTTCAGCACTCGCAATGATGGGATGGACACCGTGAAAACCCCTCTTGGGATGTTCAACGATGCGCTAATCGAGAACGACCTCGCCACCGTAGACAAGACCATCCGTGAGTATTACAACATCCCGGTTCAGCCGGATAACAAAGGAGAGTAACAGATGAAGAACATTAACTGGAATGACGTACAGGAAGCCACCGAACGCCGTGACCTGCCTGTTGGCGGCTATGTTGCCGGTATCTGCAAGGCAATTGACGAGTCTGCAAAGGAACGTCTGAACATCGAGTGGGAAGTCGCAGAGGGCGAGTTTAAGGGTTACTGGCGTGAGCAGACCGCTTCCCTTGTCGAGCGTGGCAAGCTGAATCCGGGCGAATGGGCGTGGGGTGGCAAGACCATCAAGAGCTACAAAGAGAAGGCGCTGCCGTTCTTCAAGGGCTTTATCACCGCTGTGGAGCAGTCCAATCCCGGCTACAAGTTCAACAACGATGAAAAGACCCTGCGTGGCAAGCTGGTCGGCGTGGTTCTCCGCGAGGAAGAGTACATGGGCAACGATGGCAACGTCAAGACGAAGCTTGTCGTTGACCGCTTCACCAGCGTGGACAAGATTCGTTCCGGCGATTATGAGGTCAGACCGAAGAAAACACTGGCTGGCGGGTATGGCTCCGCTCCTGATACTGGCGACTTCGCCGTAATTGAGGGCAACGCGGATGATATTCCATTCTGACCTGTAAGGCATCGACCTCCTACCTTATATAAGAGCTGCGCTATCTGGCTGGACGGGCGTTTGGAAAGATGAAACACTTGGGCGATATCACAAAGATTCACGGCGACCAGATAGAGCCTGTGGACTGCATCACGTTCGGTAGCCCGTGTCAGGATTTGTCTATTGCTGGACGCAGGGCAGGACTTGCTGGAGAACGCTCCGGTCTGTTCATGGAAGCAGTTCGAATCATAAAAGAAATGAGGTCAAGTACAAATGGACTGTATCCAACTTTCGCTATTTGGGAAAACGTACCCGGAGCATTCAGTTCCAACGGAGGAGAAGATTTCAGGGCCGTGCTGGAAGAACTTGCCCGCGTGGAACAGCCAGACGCTTCAATTCCTAGACCTCCGAAGAGGGGCAGATGGAGCAAAGCCGGAGCAATCTCAGGAGACGGATGGAGCTTGGCTTGGAGACAGCTCGACAGTCAATATTTCGGAGTGGCTCAGCGTAGAAAACGTATCGCTCTTATCATCGACCTTGGAGGCCAACGCGCCGGAGAAATATTATTTGAGCGCACGAGCCTGTCAAGGTATCCTGACCCGTGCATCCCGACGTGGCAAGAGACTACCGGAGCTGCTGGAAGCTGCATTGCTGGAAATGATCGAGTGGTGGCAGAGGGGGGGCGGAACGCAGCCTACACCTTGAAAATACGTTCGGGATGCGCAGGCGGCGGCAAGGGTGCGCTGGTGCAGACAGAGAAAACCGGGACGCTATCGACGCTCCAAGACCAGACGTTATTCCAGCCTGTTCCAATTCTGAACGACCAAGGTGGTGGAGTAATGGGCGTGTCTTATAACGTAACTGGAACATTGCGAGCAGCGGAACACGGGCATCAACCTATTGTGTTTGAAAGCAATGCACAACCAGTAGTATTGGAAAGTAACCAAATCCACGCAACGGTTACACAGACCGGCATCTGCCCAACGCTTCCAGCAAGCATGGGCCTTGGCGGCGGGTATGTTCCAATGGTCACGGAAAGAAAAATATTTGATGCAAGAGGAAATGGTGACGGCCAGATAGTGCCGACAATCACAGGCGACCACGAAAACAGAATCACAGATTACACGGCTATTGCAATCGAACGCAAGACCTTCAACGAACAGTCTTTCAGCCACTACAAGGAAAGTGACAAATGTTCAACCTTGAAATCAAAAGCGGGGAACATCGGCAATGGCAGCGAATGCCTGATTGCAGAGAAAGCCATCCGTTGGGTTGTTCGCCGCCTGACCCCTGTTGAATGTGAACGGCTACAAGGCTACCCTGACGATTACACCAACATTGGTGACTGGACGGATAGCAAAGGAAAGAAGCACAAATACGCTGACAGCCCACGGTACAAGGCTCTGGGCAACTCGATCGCTTTGCCACAATGGTTTTGGCTGGTGCAGAAGATGCGCCCTTACCTGAAAGAAAAGCCTACGCTTGGCAGCCTGTTCGATGGTCTGGGAGGTTTCCCTTTGGTCTGGCAAAGAGCATATGGCGAGGGCACCGCACGGTGGGCAAGCGAAGTCGATAACTTTTGCATTGCGATTACGAGAAAGAGGTTTCCAGATGTGGAAGAAAGTTGATGGCTTTCCAAATTATGAAGTAAGCGATATCGGAGAAATCAAAAACACTAAGACAGGGAAAGTTTTGGCTCCTAAAAAATCTAAAGATGGATATTTAAGAGTGACATTGTCCGATAACGGATTTCAGAAAACAACTGGGATTCATAGGCTTGTTGCGATTGCGTTTATCCAAAATCCAGAAAACAAGGCTACCGTAAATCATAAAAATGAAATAAAAAATGATAATAGAGCCGAAAACTTAGAGTGGGCAACAAATGCAGAACAGAATGCTTACGGGACAAGAACGATAAGAGCAATGGCTCACACGGACTGGAAGAAACGAACGTCAAAAATGAACTACAAAGAAATCTCTAAAAAACATGACTATTCAAGTTCAAGAATGTGTGGCAGAAAAGCAGTTGATGTTTATAAGAATGGCATATTTATAAAAAGATGCAAATCGCAGAAAGATGCGTCGAAAGAAACTGGCGTAAGCGTATCGCAAATTAGTTGTTGTGCAAAAGGGCAGAAGAAAAGCTGTAAGGGATACGAATTTCAGAGGATTGAAGAGTTTCCGATGGCTGTAACAAAAAGGAGATTTGGCGAAGAATGATTACTTGTTGCAAAGACTGCACATCACGCCACCAAGCCTGCCACGACGCTTGCGAGAAGAACAAGGCAGAGAAGAAAGATTTCGAGGAGCGCAAATCGTTCGTGTATGAGCTGAACCACAGCCAAAGCGTGTACCACCGTGATTATGAGGACAAACACCGGGAACGTGGCAAGAAACGGTTTCTCGGAAGTGAATTTAGAGGTGAAAGAGGATGAATATAAACACCAAAAGATTCCTAAAGTGGGTATTGGAGCAAGCGGAAAGCGGAAACACTCAAGCAAAAAACGCTTATGATTTCCTGCTTCCTGTTTTTGAGCAAGCAGATAAACGAGAAACCATCAAACATCTTCAATACAGAATCGAAAGAATCAATGGAAGCATTGAGTGGAACGAAGAAGCGATCAAAGAAGAACCGTTTAGCCGATACAACGTTTATCGGCGAAAAAGACTTTTAAGTTACAACAAATCAATTCCTAAATTGGAAGATAAACTGAAAAAACTGCAAGCTGAGTACGATGTGGAGTATGGCGAATGAACACCGGAAAGCAGTTTGAAGCGGACTTCAAGGCATCAGTCCCATCCGATGCGTGGTGCTACCGCCTGAAAGACAGTGCTGCAACCTACTACGGCGGCAACGATAACCTGTCCTTTTCCATCGACAACATCTGCGACTTCCTTGTATACCGATACCCGATGAACCACCTGTTTGAGCTGAAAACCATCGAAACGCCCTCTATCCCTCTGGAAAAGGTGTTCGGCAAGTACGACAAGACAAAGTGCAAATACCGCAAGGAAAAGCACATCACTGACATGGTGGATGCAATGGGATACAGCGGCCAGACCGCCCATGTGATAGTCAATTACAGGGCAGTCAACCGCACCTTTGCAATCCCCGCCAGCAAGGTTCTGGCGTTCCGTTACAACGAGAGTCGGAAGAGCATCCCTTGGCAGTGGGCAGAGCAAGAGGGGATAGAGATCAAAGCAAAAAGGCTGCGCGTCCATTGGCGGTATGACGTGAATGGACTGCTAAAGAGATTGGAGAAAGAACATGGCATTGATATGTAATAGGTGTGGCGAAACGTTTACACTTGAGGAATATAACAAAATGAAGAACAAACTTGAAGTTCGGCCAATAATCGGTGGAGAAGAAGGATGGAGCGTTCTTCTATGCCCCTCTTGCATGGCAAAGCTGAACGACTGGCTGAAAGGAGAACAGAAGTGAGCAGTCAGATGAATAAATTCGGTAACTGCCCCCTGTGTGGCAAACAGGTCAAGCCAACAAACCTCCGCAAAATCGCACGACAGAATCAGTTGTACGGCTTCCGCATGGCTCTGGATGGAATCGCCGCCACATGGGGCGCACTGATTCAGAACCTTCGGTGCGATGCAGACCTGACCGATGAACAGGTGCAGAAAATCATCCGCATTGGTGACAGGTACTGGGAGATGGTCGGCAAGTTCAAAGAAGAGGACATGACCCCTGACGAGTTTGCAGATTACATCACCGCAAAGTCAGAACAGGTCGAAAAAGAGCTGAGAGAAAGGTGGAGCTGATGGATAAGGAACAACTTGCCATCGCACGATTGCAGGACGCTGCAAGACTATCCGAGCATCGGTACAAGAAACCGCTCATGGTCACATATTCTGGCGGCAAGGATTCACAGGTGCTTGTTGCGTTGGCTGAACGTGCAGGAATCAACTTTGAGGTGGTCAATAGCCACACCACCGCAGATGCGCCGGAGACGGTCTATTTCATCCGTGAGCAGTTCAAGGCGATGGAAGAGCGTGGAATCAAATGCTCCATCGTTATGCCACGATACAAGGACAAGCCTGTGTCCATGTGGACACTGATTCCAATGATGAAAGCTCCCCCAACAAGAAACAGGCGATATTGCTGCTCTATCTTAAAAGAATCTCCAACGATGAGCGGGTGCTTTATCGCAACTGGAGTTCGCTGGGCTGAATCTGTTAGGAGAAACAATACTCGTGGGATTATGGAAATCAGTCATAGAAACAAAGAAAAACGAGTGATTCTTACAAGCGACAACGACGAAAAGCGGCAGTTGTTTGAAACGTGCAACCTCAAAGGAAAAATGACGGTTAACCCGATTGTGGATTGGTCGAATGCAAATGTTTGGGATTATATTCATTCTGAAAATCTTCCGATAAATCCATTATATCAATGCGGCTTTGAACGTGTTGGGTGTGTTGGATGCCCTCTTGGGGGATATAAACATCAATGCCGAGATTTTGCAAGATATCCAAAATTCAAAGAAGCGTATATTCGGGCGTTTCAGAAAATGTTTGATATTAGAAAAGAGCGTACCATGCCAAACGATATTGCTGAATGGAAAACAGGAGAAGATGTTTTCCACTGGTGGATGGAAGATGGCGTTCTTCCCGGTCAGTTGAGCATGGACGATTTGATGGAGGATAACAATGTTTGAATTCGCAACTCGCTGGCTGGTCTGCCTAGTCCTGCTGGCGGTGGTAGTTCAGTCCGAACGGACAATCAAAGACGCGGCAGACAACCTGTTTGAAGAACATCAGGCAATGCTCGTCTGGCTGTTCGTCAACGTGTGTCTGGCCGTTTGTACGGCTGTTGTGATGGGGTGGAAATGATGAAAATTTGCGACATTGAGAGAAAAGAAATCAATTTTGGGTGTCTGGAATATGGAGATGTGTTTGAGATAAGCGGCGAAATTCTCGTGAAAGCTAACGTGAACCTTTCGGTAAGTAAATTGTCTGGAGGTGTCAGCTTAAAAAGCGGAGAGTTTTTGCAGATAGATGAATTTCTTCCCGTCAAGATGGTAAACGCTCATCTCCAGTTGGATGGCTAAAAAATCATGGACAACGAACTTTACTGCCCGATGAAGATGACCAGCAATCCGCTTGGCCGGTGCGTGTGCGAGAAAGAAAAGTGCGCTTGGTGGCGGCAGTTGGACAACTGCTGTTCCGTCTGGCAGATTGCATGGAAGATAGACAGAATCGAAATAAAGATGAAGAGGTGAGAGTGTGAAAAAGCGAATTTACCTTGTTCTCGAAACCGAAGCGGACGAGGATGGCAAGAGCATCCTAAACGATATTGAACAAGAACTTGGGATGGCTACGCACTATTTTGAAACGGTTTCTTATAGCGAGAACGGTTTTCCTGGCAAATGGATTAGCGTCAAGGATAGGCAACCAAAACATCATACTCCAGTTCTTGCATTTTGTGATAACGGCGATATTATTTTTGGCTTTATGGACTTTTACAAAAATTGGGCAGAAGTCGGGAGTGAAATCCCATACGCCGTCACCCATTGGATGCCACTTCCTGAACCGCCAAAGGAGGTCTGATACATGGCAACACCCCCGAAGCGTGGTCGTGGCAGGCCGCCGTTGACCGAAGCTGAAAAGAAAAAACGTGAGAAGCGGGCGCAAAAGGCGAAAGAAGAAGCTGCTGCGAAGCGTGAGAAAGAGCGAGAGAAGAAGAAACAACAGATGCTTAACAAAAGGAAATCTATCCGCTCACAGGTGAATAAAAAGGTGAAAGAACAACAGGAGTTAGCGATCACGAGGTCTAAGATGTTGAACACAGGCGATTTGCAGTCGAGAATCGGCGATGAAGAGGACAAAAAAGTCATCGGCATGATTGCAGCCAAGTATTTTGGCGACCTTCCGAGCGTGGACATGAACAACCCGATTGAAGTGCAGCAGCGTCTTGACTTCTTCTTTGACGCTTGCATCGAAGCCAGAATCTCTCCTGTGGTGGAATGGATTGCACTGGTGCTGGGCATCGAATGGGTGAGCCTGAAGCAGATTATGGCGGGGAAACGCCGTGACGACAGCTTACAGCAGAAATACATCTTGAAGCTGATTCTGCAAATGCAGTCCATGTGGGCGTACAACGGTATGTACGGTCAGGAGAACCCGGCAGAGTGGATTTTCCGAGCCAAAAACTACTTTGGTATGCGTGACAACGTGGAAGTCACCGTTGCGCCGCCTGAACAGCCTTTGGGTGATGCTCAGAGCGCAGAACAGTTGGCGCAGAAGTACCAGACGGCTTTGCCGAAGGGGATTGACGTGGAGTACAAAGAGGTGGCAGAAGAGGTGGTCGAAAATGACTAACGGCGATTTTATCCGCTCCATGACGGACGAAGATATTACAGAAAACTTTACGCGGGGCATCTGCGAACTTATCAAACATCGTGACCCGGAGCGTTGCCAGAATCGTGAGCATTGCTTTCATTGCGTCAAGGACTGGCTGAAAGAGAAAAACAAAATCATGGTGAGGGCTGACAAATGGGAACTTTGATTGACTTCTCAGACCCCTGCCTACGCACGTTCCTGCCTGTTCTATTGCAAGACCACACGACAGGCAAGAACATTATCTGGGCGACAGACCCGCCGCCTGAACTGGGCGTAGGCTTTGCAGATGAAATCACACTGGAACAGTTGGACAAGGTTCAGCTTGTCCCTCGTGTGCAGAAACGGTTGGCAGACCAGAAGAAGCGCACCAGCAAGAAAGCGGAGGTGTTTACTCCGACTTGGGTTTGCAAGAAGATGACAGACGTTGCAGAAAACGACCTGAAAGGTGAGGACTGGAAGGAGTACATCAACAAGACTTGTCTTGAAATCACCTGTGGAGAAGCACCGTTCCTGACAAGTCGATATGATACCACAACAGGGCAGATGATTGCCGTGCCGGACAGAATCGGTCTGCTGGATAAGAAGCTGAATGTTCTGGCAGAGCAGTTCCATGACTACGATATGTGGATGTGCTGGGCAATTAACGCCTACGCATCGACATACGGATATGAATGGCAAGGGGACAATCTCTTGCTGGCAAGGTGCAACCTGTTCTTGACGCTGATCGAGAATTTTAGGTATCGGTTTGATGCTGAAAGGTTGGAAATCGGCTGTATGCCTATGTTCCTTGACTGTATCGCAGACATCATCTCATGGAACGTCTGGCAGATGGATGGGCTGAAAAAGACCGTGCCCGGAACGGACATTCCGTGTAAAATCAAAGACTGGAAAGCCGACAAGGAAATCCTGTTTAAGGATGTTGGAGAGGATAAATAAAATGAGTGATTCCGTAGAATATGCAAAATCAGAACTTGCACGTATTACGAAAGACGGAGACGGATTGCAGGATGTAATCAACAAGAACATCCTTGACATTATTGAACTTTTTGCAAGTCAAGGCCATAGTGGATTTACCGCTGGATATGCAATGTCTATTCTGGAGCGACTTTTGCGCTTCAAACCTATTACTCCGCTGACTGGCGAAGATGATGAATGGATTAACGTGTCAGACGAAATGGGGCAAAGATGCTTCCAAAATAAACGATGCTCAAGCGTGTTCAAGACCACTGATGCACAAGGTAACACGATTGAAGTGCACGACATTGACGCAATCGCTTATTCCGACAACGGTGGCCTTACGTGGTTTACAAGTAGTCGCTTTCGCAAAAGCGTGACGTTTCCCTATGAGCCACCTACGCACCCGGAAAAAATCTATATTGAATACACGGAAGATGTTCCGCTTGGCTGGTCTGGCGACAAGTATGAGATTATCACTGACGACAAGGAACGTATCGAAGCGTTGAGAACTAAGATGCAGAAGAAATTTGATGAAAAGGAGCACTAATGCAAACTGACAGAGGAATCTACCACAAGCGAGTATGCGACCGCTGCGGAGCGGTTTTGGGCGGCAGGATGATGAACCCTGACGAATATTTCAAGGACTGGGCGTGGCGCAGGGACACAGGCGACCTATGCCCGGAGTGCTATGCAGAGTATAAGCGAGTGATCGGGCAGTTTAACAGGGGAAACACAATAAAGAAACATTAGAGGTGTTAGAAAATGGGAAGATTCGTGAATATTGAAGGAGTTCTTGTTGTTCTTAAAGGTGATATTGATTATTACAACAAAAGAAATGTAGTAAGTTCAAAGGCTTCGGCTGAAAAAGTTTTATATGAGTCGTTAAAGGAGCTTCCTCATTATGAAGGGAGCGTTGAAAATGCCATTAAGAAGCAAATCCCAATGCAACCAATCAAAGAATCTGACGGTTGGGAATGCCCAGAGTGCCACGCATCAAATGATTATGATGAGCATGATGAAATTTCTTACTGTCGTTGCTGTGGACAGGCAGTTAAATGGGATGAGGAGGATGCCTATGTTTGATTACTGTACCACCGAAAATTGCTCTTGCATGGGCATCAAGCAGTTCTCCGCTGGCAAAGCTATCCGATGCACAGCAGAATCCTGCAAGAACAAATCCGAGCCATCCTGTGGCTCTTGCAAATGGCACGAAGAGCCGGAGGGCGTGTGCGTAAACGACCAGTCAGAACACGTTGCAGACTTCGTTTGGGACGAACGTGGATGCAAGGAATGGGAGAAGAAAAGATGAGCTATGACATTTCGTTGTGCGACCCAGTAACACACGAACCGCTCAAAGCGGATAGTGCACATTTTATCGCAGGTGGTATGCGCGCTATGGGCGGCACAAAAGAACTGTGGCTCAACGTCACCTATAATTACGGTCACTTCTACTATCGACCAGAAGTATTTGGTGAGGGCGGCATCCGCTCCATCTATGGCAAGACAGGCGCAGAAAGCATCCCGATGCTTGAAAAGGCTATTTCTGCGCTAGGTGACGATGTAGACGACAGCAACTACTGGAACGCCACAGAGGGCAACGCCAAACGTGCCTTGTACGGTCTGCTGGCGTTTGCAAAGATGCGTCCTGACGGTGTGTGGGACGGAGATTGAAAGGAGAAAGAAAAATGTCTTTGTTTGAAATTGTACTCGGTTTTGTTTTGACGACAATGATTGGCTTTGTGCTCGTTTTTCTGATTTATTTGGTCGAAAAATATATAGTTCTTAGCATTTTGGACGAATACATAGACAACGTAATCTTAAAAGCCATTGCGGTTGTAGCAGTCAATGTTCTTTTCTTTCTCGTTGGGTTTGCAATCATCTTTAGTGTTTATGGTTATAAGTGTTGATAACACGATTTGAAGGGAGAACGTGCAATGAGAGCCAGACCGATTGATGCCAATGCACTACGGAAACGCATTGAAGAATGGATGCAGGAATTAGAGCAAGAGTTTACTGTCGAGTACGCCTACATGGGCTATGCGCTAGACGATGTGCTTGACTACATCGACACTGCGCCAACAATCGAGGTGAAAGACAATGGCTAATTATCCAGAATACCTTGAACGAAGCGCACTTATTGAGAGAATCAAGAAAGCATATTGCGATGGCTGCAAAAACTACAATGGAGTTAAATGCCGTTTTTGCGGTATTTACGATGCTATTGAAGTTGTGGAAGATGCTCCGACAGCCTTAAAGCGTACCGCTGAATGGATTGTGCAAGACGAAGATGAGACGAGGTTTATGTGCAGTAATTGCCATGCGAGAAACAATCGAGACCGCTACAACTACTGCCCGAACTGTGGTTCTTTAATGGAGAACAGGTTATGAGCAATACGCTTTGGCATCCAGCAAGCGAGCCGCCACGAGAGCGAACGCAGCCTTTGTTGCTTGCGGTTAAGACAACATGGCGTGATAAAGATGGAAAAATGTTGCAAGGAGCCTCGCCGACAGCGTACTTTCTTGGCTGTTACGCAGACGGTCAGTTCTGGGATGAGATAGGCGAGAGACTGCCGAAAGATGTGACGGTAACGCATTGGATGGCGTTTCCGATGGTGTAGGAGGGCAATATGAGTGAAAGCAAAGTGATTTGGCACTCCATTGAAAAAGAAGGGCTTCCACCTGACGATTGCGATGCGGTGCTTGTTTCTATGAAAACCCTTATTGGGGACAAACCAGAAGTATTTGAGGCGGTTTGGAATGGTCGATGCTGGACTGATACCTACGAAGGCTACTACAATTTCGAGAAAAGCGAGTTTGGCGAAAAGTACGCACAAGTGACGCACTGGGCGTATATGCCAGAACCACCAAAGGAGGCCTGAGTATGACGAACAAAAAGTTTGGCATCATCGTTATGGACTTGAGCCTTTTTGATTTCGGGCCGAAGCCGCCTTGCGGGTGCATCAAGTCAAAACATATCCGCCCAGTATACGGAAAAGGCGCAAGGCCTGTCAAGGTGCATAAGAGAATCACGAGAACGAGAGAGGGATTCAGAAAATGAAGAAACTTAAATTTCCTGAGGATTTCTTTGCATACGACAACCCGGACTGCCCCGACAAGGACATTGAAAAAGCTGTAAACAGGATGAAGAACTGGATGAAGGGTGAGACCTACAAGAGCAACCCTTGGTTCTTTATGGCTGCTGGCAACTATCTGGTTATTGGTCTGATTGCTGAGGATGGGCAAAAAACAATCTACGTTGCACGGCAGTATTATGAGATAGTCAACATTCCGGGCGAAGGCTGGCTGCGTGAACCTGACGCTGAGTGCCTGTTTTAAGGAGGATTAAAGATGGAAGAACTTAAGAGATGCCCGTTCTGCGGTGCGGAAGCCGTGTTTTCCATAAAGAAGGATTTTTCAAGAAGCCTTATAAAAGGATACGAATTTAACATCCGATGCAATAAATGTGGTTTCACAAATCCCAATAGAGAGTATCGAATCGAGTTTAGAATGAACAATAGTGGAGAGATTGAAATTATCCATGATGGACGCAAAGACGCTATCGAAGCATGGAACAAACGCTACAAAGAGGATTGAGCATGGACAAAAAACGAGACAGCTTTACATTCCAACGATATTACTTTGAAGCCATCTCCACACTAAAAAGTAAAGAGAAGTTGGAACTTTACGATGCAATCTGTGCATATGTTTTTGAAGAAAAAGACGCAACTTTGAACTCAAAAAAAGCAGAATCTTGTTTCATTTTGATTAAACATCTGCTCGATGAAGAATCTAAAAGAAGCGATATTGCGTCAAAATGATGGTCTACACGAAAGTCATCTCATCCTCATGTCATAAATGAGATGAAAGTCAGCTCATCTATGAGCTCAAAGTCAGATGACGATGAACTCACTATATCAACTGACAGTCAGACGAACGTCAAGACCTTGCCGGAGAGTGCAGTCAAGAAGAAACCTGACATCTTCTCCGACTTTGCTCATGGCGATAAAGCCCTGCTGGAATCCCTGCGAGAGTTCGCACAAATGCGTACAAGAATCAAGAAGCCTATGACAGACCGAGCAAAACAGATGCTCTGCAACAAGCTGGAAAAGTTTGATCGGAACGACTGGAAAGCTATTCTCGAACAGAGCATCTATGCCGGATGGCAGGACATTTACGCATTGAAACAGGATGACCAGTACGAGCAAAGTGCGGAGATGGAGTTTCCTAGACTATGACAATGGATGTTCAAACGGTATTTATCGGTGCGCTGACGCTCTGCAAGCCGGGCATTGTGGATGAAATCATACCAGACCTTGAGCTTGACTTGTTCAGACCTGAGCTGAGAGACGCTTTTGCAGCTGTTCAGGGCTATTGGACGGCTAGGGGTAAGATAGATATAGTCGAGATAAATACGCAGCATCCAGACGTGGCACAGACGATCTTAGCGTGTGTACAAACCTGCGAGTCGGAGTGTGTACGAATTGACAGGGAGCAGATGCAGCGTTGGGCACAGCTTATCAGAGAACAAGCTGCACTCACTCGTGTGCAAGGTCTGGCATTTCAGATGACCAGCGAGCTTACCGACTATTCTGATCTATCAGACATTTACCAGCAGATGGGCGAAGCAATGAGCCTGAAAGCTGAGGAAGAAGATGCGTGGACATACGAAGATGTGCTGAACGACTATGTGCTTCACATGGACGAGAAGCCTGTGTATATCAAGACAGGCCTAGAGCGTCTGGATGAAGCGCTACACATTTCTCCGGGTGATTTCATCATCATCGGCGGCAGACCGTCTGCGGGCAAGACAGCCCTGTCCCTGCAAATAGCAGCAAGCATGGCAAAGCAGAACTACACCGTGTACTATTTCAGCTTGGAAACCAGCAAACGCAAGCTGGGCGCACGTCTGATGGCTAATCAAATACACTGCCCTCTGGACACGGTGAAAAATAAGGCAGTCAGCTTGAATGAGATTGACGGACAGGCAAAGAACATGAAGATGCCCTTATATATCCGCTCCGCTGCCGGAAAGAACGTGGCGTGGATGAAGGCTCAGGCTCTCCGTAAAAAGGCTCAAGTCATCTTCATAGACTATCTTCAACTCATCCACGAAACGGACGCAAAGGACAGATATGCCGCCATTACAGCTATATCCATTGCCTTACACGAGCTGGCGCAGACCACAGGCATTGTCGTGGTGGCACTGGCGCAGCTTAATCGAAACCCATCCAAGCCCGGAGCAACGCCTACTAACTCCGACTTGCGAGAGAGCGGACAGATTGAACAGGACGCAGATGCAATCATCCTTCTGTCCGGCGATAACCCAGACAAGTACATGTTCCGGCTAAGCAAGAACAAGGAAGGTGAGATAGGCGACCTTCCCATTACGTTTAACAAGCAGATTCAACGGTTTCAAGAGTACACTTGGATGGATTGAGCACATGGGCTGTCAGCAATGGCAGCCTTTTGCATATACGCTCACAGAAGCCCTACAAACGCTTTTAGCGTCAGATGGCAAACTATCGACAGAATACATAAAACGTCTCTGGCACGGCTCTACGGGGCTGTGAGCACATTGTAGAGGTATACGACTATTGCAGGAGGAGAAAATGCAGTACATAACAGCAAACATTGTGCGTCCTCGATATAAAATTTACCCACGATTTCTTGATAAGATGAGCATTAGCGCAAATGCGAAGGTCATCTATGTAGACCTTCTTGATCGCTCGTTCACGTCAAGACATAACGGTAAAGAATGGGTCGACAGCAAAGGACGGGTGTTTGTTCGATGTTCCAACGCAGAAGCAGGGGACATGGTAGGAAAGAAGGAAAGGATAGCCAAAGAATACTTGAAAGAGCTAAAGGACGCCGGATTGATTGAATGCAAGCGCAATTATTCAAAATCCAACACGATTTACGTTGGGTATCCTGACGATGAGAAACTGTTCGACTATCAATCAGGCAATATATTGCCCAACTGTAACGACAAACAGGCAGAAAATTGCCCGACAATCGGGCAAAATAGTGCCCAACAATCGGGCAGAAAATTGCCCACTAGTAGATATATACATAGTAAATATAAACATAGTAGATTAGACGAGGGCGCTCCGTGCGCCCCTCAGTTCGAAGAGGTCAGCGAGTTCTTTATTGACAACGGAAGCACGACAAGGTATGCCAACCAGTTCATGCGGTATTACGAGGGACTGGGATGGCGAACGAAAAGTGGCAGTCCTATTATCAACTGGAAGCCAATAGCCCTTAATTGGATTGACCGAGAGCGGGAAAAGCAGCAGACTGATGGGTCTGACTTTCCGCGATTGTAAAGGTTCTTTCCCCCTACAACCCTCTATCTCCAAAAGCTACACCGTTAGTCAGCAGATCGAACCATAGGCGAGAACTGGCGTGAGGTTCAGACTGGTGGATGGTCTGCGACTATTCCAGACATGGATAATTGACTTCATTTTGTAGTCGGTTGAATATGTTCAAATGTTGCATTGACTATTCCCAGCAGAATGCTATGGATTATTTGAAATATCACAGTGCATTACTGGGAATTAAATCAAGCAGGAACAGACCGAATCGGATGGTACGAGTTATTATACGAAATAATACGTGGTTATCGGGAGTAACTATATCTGTATACTATAATAAGTACTGTTATTATACGAAATAGATATAACTAACGGAAGAATAAATTATACGAAATTGGAACGAGAGGTGATTTTGGAAGTGGTCGGAGGACTTATGGACTATCGCACCTCTTTTTCTCTAAAAGGCAAACGACTATTTCACACAAAAAATACACGACTATTTGACGGCAATTCGCAAGAAAATGTTACGACTATTACTCTGCGACTATCAGCGGACTGCTCGTTACTATACGATATATAGGACTTTCAAAGAGTGGTCGTCTGACGACTTTACGACTATTCCACAACTATTTTATTGGAGAAACCACGACTATTGGCTACGACTATTTCAGAAGCTGTTACGACTATTCCAGCTGGAACACTGCGACTATTGTTGACCTCTATTAGCTATCGGGCGGAAGCCCGAAAAGAGCTGCGGCGCAAGCCGCCAATGGTTCCGCGCCGCTCCGCCGCGCTCTTGCTACTGGACTGCTCCGCCGGGCTTGCTTGGTCTGCGATGTGCTGCACTGTCTGGCATGGATCCATAACAGGGGCGCACCGTTGCGCCTTATATACCTTATTATAATAGGGCGGCTGTGCTGGCCTGTACAGCGTCCGGCGTGGCGTTGGTATCTGGTATCGGTGTAGGCCGTCCGGGCGCTGTGATACGCTCCAGCGTGGCGCAGGCGGCGTTATATCCGCGTGTGTCGGTCTGGTATATACGGCGGTTGAGTTGGCATAATCGCAGGAAAAGCGCCTGTAAAGCCCTGTGCGCTGTTTTACGGCGTGGGCGGTATTTACTGCATTGACTGCATAAAACGCACTGTAAACGCTTGTATTTAGGCATATTGCAGCAGGGCAAAAATAAAAGTCCTGCATCCTCAGCAGATGCAAGGCAAAAGAAAAGCCCGGCCACGAGCCGGGCATATATATTAGATTTCGCTGGCTTCAATCGCTGCACAGTTCCAAGCTTTTTCACCGGGTGCGGTGTAGTACAAACAGTAAACATTTGTATACGAATTGTATAGTAATGTGTATTTATAGCCTTCCTCTTCATATTTATCAAGCTGGCTTTTAACCATCTTGCGGATGATGCTTTTATAAAAATTTCTATCATGTACGGCCATTGTAAAACCTCCTTTATCTGATGTGTTTTAATCCTGTGACTCTTTTCACCCAGTCATAGCGGGGGTCTTTGTCTGGGTTGTAAATATGAGCTTTGCGCCACTCAGCGCTTTGGATGGCCTCGAAAAAATCGCTGTCACTCATGCGCTCACATCTTACTTCAAGCTCTGAAAGTAGGGGGCAGTCTTTTTTGTGATGCTCAATGCCGCAACCGTTGGGACTCCAAATAATGCCGTCGCCCGTGTCATATTCATAAATGCTTTTAATCATCATGCTTTTTCACTCACTTTCTGGGCCTTGCCCCTTTACTTTAGTATACCATGCTTGCAGTCCTTTAGATAGGATTTTCAAAAAATATTTTTGCCCTTTTGGGCTGGGACAGGGTTGCTTTTACCGGTGCAGCCCCGCTAAAGTGTCCGGGCGGTATTATTTGGACGCTTTGAACAGCGCCGAGAAAAACCAGAAGAAAAACAGGATGCAAGAAAAAATCATGCGTGCACCTCCATTCTAACTCCAAAGTTTGTAAAGGTGCGACGCTGTGAGATTGTGACAGGCTCAAGCCCTGCCGTGCTGATACCATAGCGGGCGCACTCTTTGGCCGTGTACAGCTCACCGCCGATTAAATACCGCTTGACCTTGCCACAATAGGCACCAGCGGGCACAACTGCCCGCCCGTCAAGCCCTGCCGGAATACGATAGTATAACATAATTTGCGCCCCCTTATACCACGCTAAAACGCTTGTAAACGGTCTTTTTGCTGCATTCGGCATAAATATCCGGGTGCGCTGCCTGCAAAAGTTTGCTATCAAGCCGGACGCTCTGCACGTCCTTATATATCACCTTGCAAGCACCTGCGACAACCTCCGGCGCTCCCTGCATCATAGCAATGATTTCATCCCGCAGGCTGCCCCGCATCTGCTCCGCCTGCTCTGCCAGCCGCTTATATTCGCGGTATTCGTTGCACTTTTGCTCTAAGTCTGTCATTTTTTAGCTCTCCTTATTAGCTGTTGAGATACGCCAGCATTACCAACGCACCGGATACCATGCCGCCCACATACCAGAGGGCGGCCCACTGGGTAAAGTCAAGAGTAATCATACTTTGCACACCTCCCGAACAAATTCCTTTTGCAAGCTGTGCAGGTGCTCCGCTAGCTCCTCAGTGTTCCACAAGTCCCGGCGCATTTCCCGCGCCCGCTTTTCGTATCGGCTGACCGTTTCGCGGTCGGGCTTGACGTTCCCAAAGGGGCGGTATCCGGTGCAGATTGCAACGCCTGAGGTGATCGGGTAAATATCGGCGTTCCATCCATACATACCGGCAGTGTAGGCGGCGGGGTCGTCCATGCACAACATATTCTGCGCATCACAATAGCTTACTTGGATAATGGTCGAATACTGAGATTTAATATCTCGCATGGTTCTTTTTGCTTTCATGGTTTATGCCTCCTTGCAATACAGGCCGTTTGTGCGGCAGATAGTGCGGATACGGTTGCAAGCCTGATACAGTGCGCGGGCTTGCACGTCAAGCCACGTTTCGCGGCTGTTAGGCTCATACATCCCGCTGTGCTTGCGCTTGAGTTCGGACGGGGTGCAGACGCGGGCGGCAATATCAGCGTTATAGCAGATGGAGCAACCGCCGTTGCTGTACTGTTCCCAGCAGCTTGCACCGTTGAGCGCCCACCGCTCAAGCTCTGCACCGTCAATCGGGAGCCGCTCCACGTCATTTGCGCCCCACTGGATATCCTCCAGCAGGTCGAGAGCGTACAACGTGACAGCCTTATTCCATGCGCCACGATCGCAGCGGGCGTTGAGTTCGGCGCGGATGGTATCGGTAAGTGCGGTATAATCGGGGGCGACAGTCTGGGGCTGTTCTGCGGTAATGTCAATAATAGTCGTTGCGGATGCCGCAGAAATGGTGTTGACCTGTGCGGCGTTAAGCTCGATGATTTCGCGGACGTTCTGACCTGCAAAGTGGGCTTTTACGGTTTCGATGTTTTCGGCAATCGCAACGGTTGAAACATATTCATCGTTTTGCTCAGGGATAACGTGATAATATTTTTTCATGGTTTTTGTCCTCCTGTTTTGGTTCAATGTGGTTTGTTCTTGTTTGTGCCCTTATTATACTATCAATAGGGTTATATGTCAATAGATAGATAGTAATTTACTATCACAAGAAACAACAAAATATCCTTGTGATATTTGTTCATATTGCTATCAATATACCATGCCTGTGATAGAGCTATCATAATACGCATGATAAAGGAGTTACACGCCCTCCAGCACACGCCGCCGTTACGATCTTCCCGGCGTGGGCGGTCTGGTATCGGGCACAAGCCCGGTGCAGCGTGTCCAGCGTCCGGGTGCGCTGGAGTGGGCAGGGGTGCACCGGCGGGGTATACAGCCGCCGCCCAGCCCCGCCCGGTCAGTCTCGTCACCACCGAAAAAATAAAAAAGGCTCAAAAAAACCTCACCCCCTATCATCAACTCCAAAAATTTCCCGCAAAAACAAAAAGACCCCTACAAAGGGTCTGTGTTCTGTGCTATACTTGCCTTACAAGCCTTGAAAGGGAGGAATCTGCAATGAATCAAAAGAATGACAAGAATAAAGAAAGACGCGAAAAGAACGAAAAGATTGCCGCCTCAATATGGGGCATTATTATCGGCGCCGCTCTTTTGGCTTTTGGCGTGTATCTTATGGCACATGGTATTTCAAACGCTATATAAAATTCTGACCAAAGAAAGGAAGAATCAAAAATGAGAAAGAGAATCATTGCGGCAGCTCTGGCAGCGGCTATGATGCTTGCTATGCCTGTTAGCGCATTGGCAACTGCAAAGCCTGATGAATGGTCTGCTCCCGTTGAGCTGGAAGAGACCAACGCAACGCAGGTGCAGCCGATAAACATTAAGGAATCCCATAGTCACCTTGAAACCAAGTATGAATACGGCAAAACGAGATACTATGTGTTCTACGCTGTGTTGGTTGAGAATCCTAATCCCGATTGGGCGGTCGATTTTGTTTCGCTGAATGTCACAATATACGGCGAAGACGGGTCCGTCTTAAAGACCGGTTCTGAAACGCTGGACTGGGTTGGCGAGGGTGACTCTTATTGGTTCGGGGATTATATCGCTTTTGATTCTGACGGCGTTAAGCCAGCAAGAATTGAATACACGACAAGCGCAGAGAACTGGAACGTTCACGAAGCAAGCCCTGCCAATCAGATTGTCCGTGCTGGCGAGCTTGCTGTTACAAACGTTTCTAAACGTGGCTCCGGCTATGATTTACGATTTACTGGACAGGTTACGAACAACAGCCAGTTCACAAGCAATGCGGTCAAGGTCATTGTCCTTTACAAGATGAAAGACACCGAAGGTAATGAAGTTCCTGTCGGCGGTGAGTATACTTACATCATGGATAGCCTTGCTCCGGGCCAAACAGCATCGTTTGAGCTTTATCCATTGAGTGGATTTACTGGTTATAGCTCTTATGAAGTGGTTGCCATTCAAGATTGACCTATAACACAAAAAGCCAGCGGCTAGATGTTCTCTAACTGCTGGCTATATTTTTGCTCTCAGTGCTATCAAAACTCTATTGACAGTACTATCAAAATATGATATAATCTGTGATAGAAAGAGAGGACGCAAAAATGAAAGTTGGGTATGTAAGAGTTTCGACAGCCGGACAAAACACGGCTCGTCAGGAAGTCATTATGGAGCAGCTTGGTGTTGAAAAAGTGTTCATTGACAAAATGAGCGGAAAGAACACTGATCGCCCACAGTTGAAAGAGATGCTGGCGTTTGTTCGTGAGGGCGATACTCTTGTGATTGAGAGTTTCAGCCGTCTGGCTCGTTCCACAAAAGACCTTCTGGAAATCGTTGAAGAACTTGAAAAAAAGAATGTAAAGTTTGTCAGCCAGAAAGAAAACATCGACACTTCTACGCCTAACGGAAAATTTATGCTGACCGTGTTTGCAGCTCTGGCACAACTGGAACGCGAAACAATGTTGGCACGGCAGAAGGAGGGAATCGAAATCGCAAAAGCAGAAGGCAAGTATAAAGGCAGAAAGCCCGTCGAAGTAGACGAAGAGAAGTTCCGGCAACTTTACAACGACTGGCAGAATGGAAAAACCACGCCGAAGATTATGATGAACGAACTTGGACTGAAATCTGCTACGTTCTGGCGCACGGTCAAAAAGTATCGTGAAAAATATGGCATTACTGATGCGGCCACCACACGCAAGTATGCCAACAAAGAAGAAAAATAAAAAAAGCAGCGACCCACCACAGGCCGCTGCTACAAACAAGAACCACCAATCCCTCAACAGGATGATAGTACATAAGTATTATATCATTTCTTTTGGGGGAACACAACACCAAAGGAGAATGAATATGGCGAATAGTTATTGCAAATCGGAGGCAATCAATAATTTCATGGACAACGTGACAGCTACTGTTACAGAATACATTCTTGAGATCGGTATGGAAGAAACCGTAAAGAAGTTAGTTGATAGCAACGCACCGCTAGATATTTTCCCACATATCACGGCTTACGCAAAGGAACACGGGTTTATCTGACCCGCCAGACATGGTATCGGATTGTTGAACAGAGAAAGGCTGGATAAAATGACAGAGATGGATAAGTTGGATGCTATGCTTACAGAGCGTGGCATTGAACACACATACGGTCGCAGATTCCCCGAAATGGATGAATTGGTATCGAAAGAGCCTGATTTATTCAAAGACCAAGACTGGGGAACGCAGATTGTGGTCTATGATGGCGAAATGCGAGCATGGGATGCTATCTGCGGATATGGTTCGTATGGCTATGAACAAGGCTTGATTGAAGTGATGGGGTCTGTCACGGACAAAGATGTGGAAGGGTTCCTTACGGCAGATGAAGTCATTAAAAGGCTGAAAATCAGTTGACGTTGTTTGCAACCTAGAATAAAACCGAATGAGAAAGGAGAATACATTGAAAACGATTGACGGAAAATATGCGTCCGCAAAGGTGTTCACAGACAATATCGAAGATAAGGCGTCTGATCAGATTCTAACGCTCTGCAATCAGAGCTTTGTTGACGGATGCAAAATTCGCATTATGCCAGATGTTCATGCTGGTTCCGGGTGCGTAATTGGGTTTACGGCAAACTTGGGCAAGAAAGTCATTCCGAATATTGTGGGCGTAGACATTGGCTGCGGAATGCTTGTCGCTGAGCTCGGAATTGAACACATCGACCCGAAAAAGTTGGATCAAGTAATCAGGAAACGAGTTCCGGCTGGAATGAATGTTCACGAATCGCAGAAAATGTCGGATTCTTTTCTTAGCCAGCTTGACTGCAAAGATAGCCTACATAATGTTGACTGGATTCTTCGCAGCATGGGTACTTTGGGCGGTGGCAATCATTTTATTGAGTTGGACGAGGACGAAGATGGGAACCAGTATCTTGTTATCCATACTGGAAGCCGAAATCTTGGAAAGCAAGTTGCAGAGTATCATCAAAACGTAGCTATCTCAAATATCAAAGGAAAGAACAAAAGAAAAGAAGCTACGGAACGTCTGATTGCGGAACTGAAAGAGCAAGGTCGTGAACAGGAAATCTCGCAAAAAATCAAAGAATTGGATGTTCAGTTCCCTGATATTCCGAATGAGCTTTGCTATCTTGAAGGCGAAGAACGTGATTCCTACCTTAATGATATGCGAATTTGTCAGGCTTTTGCGAGGATGAACAGAGCAAGAATTATGCATACCATTTTAGACGGCGTTGGAATCGATTCTATGCTGACCCATGCGTCCTTCTTTGAAACCATTCATAACTATATTGATGAATCGGATGATATTATCCGAAAAGGCTCTGTATCCGCTAAAGAGGGTGAGAAGCTGATTATTCCTCTTAATATGAGAGACGGAAGCCTTATCTGTGTTGGTAAGGGCAATCCTGATTGGAATTTCTCTGCTCCGCATGGTGCTGGAAGATTATATAGCAGAACAGCGGCTAAAAAAGCATTCAGCGTTGAGGAATACCAAAAGCAGATGAACGGAATTTATACTACGTCAGCCGATGAATCCACGTTGGATGAATGCCCGATGGCATATAAGCCAGCGCAGGAAATTATTAACGCAATCTCCCCAACAGTTGATATTGTAAAACACATTAAGCCCATTTACAATTTCAAAGCTGGAGAATAAAACCGAATATTTGATTTTTGTGCAGTTGTAGGCACTCTTTACATTTTCAGGTAGGGGGTGCCTATTTTTTATGCAGCCAAAGCAGTGTATCGCCATCATTGACAGCATCAAAGCGTATGCAAAGCAGAATCCGACAGAAGCGCAGGTCTACGAGGACTGGTTTCAGGCGGTGGTGAACCTGAGAGATGCTCTGCCACAGGATAAGCGGTTCGATGCCTACAAATACTCTGGTGAGCTGCGTTCCGTCTGTGCCGCCATGATGGGCAAGATGAAAACAGGCGAGGACGTGGCAAAGGTCTATGTCATTATCGGCCGGACGTATCTGTTTGAAGCAAAAGATGTGTTCGACAGCTATTGCATCTACCTTGAATGGAACCGTGCGCCGGAAAAGAAGTTCTATCAGCCGAGAAGAAAGGTTCTTCTTACGCTGGTTCGTGATTTGGAAGATTTGTTTAACCACAAGATAGAGTTCTTGGGGGTTAGCCAACCGCCTCGAACAGGCAAGGCTTTGAGCGATGATACGCCAATTCTTACACGAAACGGCTGGAAGAATCACGGCGATTTACAAGTCGGTGATGAAGTTATCAGCCCAAAAGGCCAGTTTGTAAAGGTGCTGGCTGTTTCGCCTAAGTGCCAGCTTGACGTGCGCTGCCATTTTACTGATGGCACTTACATTGATTGCCATGAAAATCACGAATGGCCTGTTTATAACCGGCACAAGAACAGATTCGATGTAATCGAGACCAAACAGATGATACCCGATTACCAAACAGGCGTTGAAAACACGAGAAAGCATCGGTATTACTATCAAGCGCTGTTTAAGAATTTTGTCGATGGAGAATACAAAAAACTTCCCGTCCCTCCATACACATTGGGGGCGTGGCTTGGCGATGGTTCAAATCAAGATGGCCTTTTATATGAATCAAAACAAGATAGGTGCATAATAGAGCGTGTTATAAGCGATGGTTACTCTATAAAATGGCATGATGTTCATAAAACGACAGGCGTTGAGCACTTCCGTTTTGATGGGCTTAGATTTGATTTGCAAAAAGTTGGTATGTGCTATTCGTATCATAGATGCGTCAAACATATTCCAGAAGAATATTTCACTGCTAGCATTTCACAGCGTATGGAGCTATTGGCTGGACTGCTAGACACGGATGGCTCATTAAGAGCAAAAGAACACCGATACGATTTTTCGACAACGGAATCTCGCTTAAAAGACGATTTTATTACATTGGTTTCTACGTTTGGATGGCGTTGCTCTGTTTCCGAGCATGAACCATGTCTTTCTTCTAGTGGCATTCAAGGTAGAAAAGTAGTGTATGTCATTTCCTTTAACCCCACCTGTCCTATTCCCTGCGTTGTTCCTCGCAAGCAGTTAAAAGAATTCTCCAAACCTCGCCGTGTGGCATTCTGTGGGTTTGAGCGCATCGAGCCGAAGCAAGGCAACTGCATTCAGGTTGAGGGCGGCGTATACTGCGCTGGTAAGCGGCTGATTCCCACCCATAATAGTACCCTGTGCATCTTTTTCATCACATGGCTGATGGGTAACCGCCCTGACGTTGCATCGGTTATGAGCGGACATTCTGACAAGCTGACCAACGGCTTCTACGGCGAAGTGCTGTCCATCATCACCGACCCTGTGACCTACAACTGGGGCAAAATCTTCCCTGACGTTCAGCTTGTGGACAAAAGCGCAAAGGACGAAAGTGTTGACCTGAACCGAAAGAAGCGCTTCCCCACCCTGACTTGCCGCTCGATCGGTGGCACGCTGACTGGTGCTGTTGAAATCGGTGAGGGCGGCGTTCTGTACAGTGATGATTTGATTGAGGACTTGGAGGAAAGCCTGAATGTTGAGCGTCTAAACAACAAGTACGATGCCTATTTGAACCAGCTGAAAGACCGCAAAAAGCAAGGCGCATTAGAGCTGATGGTCGGTACGCGCTGGAACGTTCTTGACCCTCTGGGACGCATCCAGAACCAGTATGCAGACAATCCAAAGTACCGATTCCGGGTGATTCCTGCGGTGGATGAGAACGGACACAGCAACTTTAATTATGACTACGGCGTTGGGTTTGACGATGCCTACTATGCCGATATGAAAGCCAGTATTGACGATGCGACATGGTGGGCAAAGTACATGGGCAAGCCCTATGTGCGTGAAGGTCTGCTGTTCCCTGCCGATGAACTGCGGTATTTCAACGGTGTTCTGCCTGATGGTGAGCCTGATCGCAAGCTCATGGTCATGGATATTGCATGGGGCGGCGGCGACTTCACCGCCTGCCCTATCGCCTATGTGTATGGTGATGCCGTATTTATCCCTGACCTTGTGTTCAATAACGGCGATAAGACCGTGACCAGGCCGGAAGTCGTAGGCAAAATCATTCAGCACAAAATCAACGTGGTGCGCGGCGAAGCCAACAACGGCGGTGACGAATACTGTGACGTGGTAGACAGCCAGCTCCGGCAGCAAGGCTATCACTGCTCTGTTCGTAGCCAGCGTGCGCCCAGTGGCCAAAGCAAGCTGTCAAGAATCATCCAGTATGCGCCAGACATCAAACGGTTCTATTTCCTCGATGAGAAGCACCAGTCGAAAGAGTACAAAGCGTTCATGGAACAGGTGACGATGTTCACGCAGCTTGGCAAAGTTCCGCACGATGATGCCCCGGACAGTCTGGCACAGCTTGCCGATGAACTGTACAACGGAATCAGTAAAATTGAGCCTATAAAAAGGCCATTTTGAAAAAAGTGGTAACGTATAATTTAATTTATTGACTTTATATCGTTGTTTTTGGTATAATGCATGTAAGGAGTTGGCTACTCCGGCATGATGCCTGCTACACGCTTTACGGCTCAGAGCTGAATGCTTTGCAGGCGTTCTCCTTTCTGCCCAGCAATGGTTTCCACGCTCTTTCCCGTTGCTGGGATATATAGGTTGCGTCCCGTGTTGGATGGGGTCTGGTTTACCCTTAAAATCTTGACTTCCAGAATAAGGCGGTTCAAATCCGTCACGCAGCACAACGATTCACTTTTGTTTTCATGGAAATTTTCCTTTTATAACCTCCAATCGTTATTCCCGGCTCTCGATGAAATGGTTTTTTGGACATTTTGCCATTTCAAAGAGCAACGATGAATCAAGCCGGGTCTTTATGTTGCATTAGCTCAGTATGGCTAGAGCATTCGGCTCATAACCGGACATACATTGGTTCAAATCCATTATGCAGCACCAAAATTGCAGCTTACCCGTTTTACGTCTGTCTGACAACTGAATGTAAAGGCTGCAATGGTTTCTCTAGGCGGAGAATAGCACAGCTGGAAGTGCGAACAGTTTCCCAGCAGCTTCTGACAGGTCTGTGCTCAACAGCCTGTTTCCAGAAATCTAACGAAAGGAGCACAGATGAAAGCAAAAGTTAGATGCAAGCATCCCCGAAAGGACACAAACGGCAATCCGTGCGATTGCGGACGTTATCTTGGCGAAGTAGAAGGCAAGTTTTCTCTTCTGTGCCCTCTTTGCCATTGGATTACAATTGGAGATTCCAACCTTTCAAAAGATACATGGGTCTCCGTACCAAAGTTTAAGAACTGAATAGCTTTTGAAGCGCAGTTGTAAGCGCAGTGAGATAGACCTTAACAGGTTTGTCTTGCTGCGCTTTTTATTTTGCAGGAAAGGAGGAAAACATGGCTGAGTATCAGATGGTCGTTGGCGGCTTTTTGAATAAGCCGCTAACTGGACGTAGACCGATTGAAACGCCGGAAACGGAAATCAATCGGGCAAACGTGCTGAAAGTGGTCATGGGCAAAGCAGAGCCTATTCATTTGCTGAATAAGAACGAGATTCGCTTTCTGCACAACTACTACTTGGGTAGCCAGCCTGTCCTCCATCGCACGAAGGAGTACCACGCTGAAATCACCAACCGCATTGTAGAAAACCACGCCAACGAGTGTGTGGGCTTCTACACAGGTTACATGAGCGGCACTCCTTGCTCTTATGTGCGGTCTGAAACGGCAACTGGTGACGGTGAGGAAATCGCCCGCCTGTCCAATGCTTTGCAGTATGAGGGCAAGGATGCGCTTGATCGGCGGCTTTGGCAGTGGATGTTGGAGTGCGGACAGGGATATCGCATTGTTCTTCCTGACAAGGGGTACAACGGCAACTACCCGGACGAAACGCCCCTGCTGGTGGATGTTCCAAACCCGGATATGGCATATGTGATTTACAACTCCGGCATCGGGCACAAGCCTATCGCCAACGTGCTGCACATCCCACGCAATTATCAGGATGACCTAAACGACCTGATTTGCGTGTATACGCCAAACCAGTACTTTGAAATCGACAACGGCAAGGTCACGAAGTCGGAGAACCATTCTCTCGGAATGCTGCCGATGGTCGAATACAAGCTGAACCCGGAGCTGATGGGTCTGTTTGAACCGGCTATCCCTGTGTTGGATGCCATCAACGACCTTGAAAGCAACCGTCTGGACGGTGTAGCACAGTTCATCCAGTCCATCATGGTGTTTACCAACTGCCTTGTGGACGAAAACGCTCTAAAGCAGGTCAAGGAATTGGGCGCAATGTGCCTGAAATCCACTTCTGGCCTGCCCGCTTCTGTCTCGCAGATTGCAAACGAGCTTGACCAGCAGCAGAGTCAGACTTTGCTTGATTCCATGTTGAACGTGTACCGCAGTCTGACTGCCATGCCTAGTGCCAATGGTAGCGAGAATGCAACGTCCGATAACGTGGGCGCAGTTATTGTCCGCAACGGCTGGAATCACACAGAAGCAAGAGCACAGCAGTACGAAAATATGTTCAAGTATGCTGAGCGTCAGAGCCTGTCTGTGATGCTCAAAATCCTGCGTGATACAGCTGGTTCTAAGCTGATGGCAAGTGACATCAACATCAAACTGCCCCGCCGTCAGTACGACAACCAGCAGAGCAAGGTTCAGATTTTCGCACAGATGATTCAGCAGCCGATTGACCCGCAGTTGGCGTTCACCACGCCCGGTCTGTTCCCTGACCCGCAGGCTGCTTATGAAATGAGCAAGCCCTTCCTGATTGCCGCTGGCAAGCTGGGCGAGGATGGGAAAGCACCGAAACCGCAGGAACAGCCTAAACAGGACGCCACCGACACCGGAAAAATGGCTGATGAACAGGCTGACGATACTAAGAAAGAGAAAGATGCAGGTATGGCATGAAAAACAAAAGCGTTTACTTGATGCAGTCTGGAAGCAAGGTAAAGATTGGAGTTTCCGAAAATCCAGTTAAAAGGCTTAATTCTTTGAGAATTGGGTGCCCCGATATTTCACTTGTGTATGCAAGCGAGCCGATTTCAAACGCTTTTGAGATTGAAAGTAAATTGCATAGTGCTTTTTCCGAATTTTCTATTGGTCACGAATGGTTTTCTGCGGAAATCAAAGAAGAAGCTATCGTTGCTATCGAAGAATATGTTTGTTTGCACGGGAAGCTTCCCGAAAACGAAGAATCGAACGCTGACGCAGCTGATATTTTGCGCAAACTTTTTTCGGAAGAAGCATTGATTACAGATTCTGAAAACTTAAAAAGTGAACGTGAAGCTACTGAATGGATTCTCGTTGAACTTTCTTCCGGCAAGATACCAGCAAGCCTTATTTCTGGATTTATGGGGCTTGGATACGATTGCTCCAAAATCAAAGAAATTTGCATCAAGTACGACCTTCATAAAGCATAATTCAGAATCAATCCGCATAAGCGGGCTGATATATTCCGGCAGGGAAGCCGGGATACAAATTTCGCAGCGTTGCAGGGAAGCAACGGTAAAAAAACGCAGGAGGAAATTAACGATATGAAACTCAATGTGTTGCTTGGTGATGCCTACAAAGAGGGCATGACCGCCGATGAAATCATTTCTGCGCTTGAAAAGGTTGCAGACCCTAGCGCAGAGGTCGAGAAGCTACGTAACGCCGTGACGAAAGCCAACGGCGAAGCTGCCGAGTACAAGAAGCAGCTCAAGGCCAAGCGTACCGATGACGAGAATGCTGCACAGGAACAGGCTGACAAGCTGGCAGAGATGCAGAAGCAAATTGAAGCCCTTACTGCTGACAAGGAGAACCTCGTCAAGGAAAAGACCCTTGCATCTTACCGTGAGAAGTTCGTTGCACAGGGTTATGACGCTGAACTCGCCAACAAGGCTGCATCTGCACTGGCTGACGGTGACATGGACAAGGTTTTTAAGTTCCAGTCGGAGTTTATGTCTGCCCACGACACCGCTTACAAGGCTTCTCTGCTAAAGGATATGCCCACGCCCCCGAGTGCGGATGGCAAGGGCGGTTCTGACAGTGAGGGCGTGGCGTTTGCTAAGAGCCTTGCACAGCAGAACGCAAATACTTCTAAGGCATCGAGTGACGCAATGAGT